CAACGGGTTATCCAGTTATGAAAGCAGATTGGGATGGTAGGGATTTTATAGATATGTATAAAGGTATGCCATTTAGGGTAAAACCTCAGTGGCATTCACCAGCTACCATGCCCAACTCCGCCTGCCGTCATGTATGGAAGGATTGGAAGGTTGAAGCGGTACGTTTTGGGGAAAATATAACAGCGGAAATAATGAGAAAAGTGTTGTCTAATTACAAGTATGGTAACGGAATAGCACATATTGTAACCGAATATAAACATTGGTTCACTACAACCTACCCACACCTCAGCATGAATGCCCGGGTGTGGTATTTTGAGAAAGGGGAATGATGAGAAGTAAAAAAGTGTGGCGATATTATTGTGATTATTGTAAAAAGGCTGGTTGTAATAAACATGTGATTGTGCACCATGAGAAATATTGTACGATGAATCCTAATCGTCAATGTAGAATGTGTAAGCTCGTTGAGCAAGAACCAAAATCAGTTGAAGAATTAAAACAATTGCTACATGTGAAAATAGAAGAAGATGAATGGGGTAATGAGAGTTGTTTGATTGATAAAGAAGATTTGGATGTTTTACGCAGTGCTACTGGTAACTGTCCTGCTTGTATGTTGGCGGCTTTCAGACAAAAAGGAGTACAGGCATACCAATTTGGTTTTGATTTTAAAGAAGCTTGCAAGGACTTTTGGATTGCTTATAATGATAGTCAAACTGAAGTGGTTCTGATGACTTAGGTAAAAAAGTTTAACAGTTTCTGAATCAGTTGAAGAAAGGATAAGATGTTTTATATTACCATTTATATACTTATTATGATGCTTTTTGTTACTCTTGCAGTTAAAAGCGAGATAAAAGTATGGAACAAAGGAATATCTATTAAAACAGGTAAACCGTGGATACATTTTGATAATGATAGTTGGGGTGGAAGAGGTTACAAGAGTGATGGTTTTTACTGTTGGATTTCCTACCCTTTTATTGACAAATAGAAAGGATAAAAGCTAAGGAGGTCGCATTATGACACTTAAAGTAACAGAATCCAAGTTATTTAACAAAACTAGAAAGGGGACTAACAATGCACTCTGTAATTAAAGAAGCGGTAGATAACTTCTCAGCTAAAAGCATAAGAGCTGAAGGTTGGGAACATGTGATTGAAGAGTTAGAAGAAACAGATGCTAATATGAGGATAGACTTCTGGGCAGACCTGATGGTTTCTTATCACATAGACCATGTTAATCAGATTGCACCTATATTAAGAACTCTTTGCTCGAAGTTTGGTAGACCTATCACTAAAACAGTTGACGTTAATAGAGGAGTCTTTCACTTCCGCTTTAAGTGTGAACACACGTTTGAGGTAGACTTCTACCTTACAGAAGGTGCTAGCTGTAAGCTAATTGAAAAGGGTAGTCATATCGAAACAAAAAAGGTTATAGAATATGAGATGGTTTGTACTAATGGAGGTGAAAGAACTATGACAAATGAGGAGATTTGTGATGGCACAGAATGAGGAAATGAAACGGCTGTTGGTGAGAGATAAGAACAGCCCATCAGGATTTAGACCTGTGGGATTTGAGTGGATTACTACTGTAGAAAACGCCCAAAAAGCTGGGTGTTGTTCATCTTGGAGACCTAGAACCCCATTGGTAATTCTGCACAGACTTCAAAACGAGCCTGAATGGTGTATGGGTTCACTTACTAACAATTATGCATGTGATGCTTTTGAACCCGGTATCAAAGTAGGTACTGAGTGGTGGTTCGAGGGGGATGTGTTTGAATTGGGAGAAGGATGTGAGAAAAAACTCATTCTTGCATATAAACCAGAACTCTTCGGGTGGTATTTTATTGAAGCCGATGACGAATGGGCTATTCCGATGACTCTTATAGCATGGCCAAAACTCAAACACATCGGCAATATACACGAGGAGACCCCTGATAATGCCTCAAACTAGAACAATGAGAGTAGAAATGGTCTTCTGTTGCGTTGGTATAGTTCTTAACGATAGGGGAAGAATAATTGAAGCACCTCCTATGTTTCACTCATGGGAAGGTGCCACATGGGAGAGGTTCTTTACTTATTACGAGAGGAGAGGTAAGATAAAAAGGGTGAAGGAGCTAAACATCAAGTTTTAAAACTCGTTAACAATTTGTTAAAGAGATGAAAGGAAAAGAAGTATGAACCAACCAACTTTACACGTCCAAAGTTCCATCGATGTAAGAGCCTTAGTAAAAATACTGAGAAAGTTCAATGAGCAAGGCATTTCACACTATAGCTCTTGGAGTCACGTCATTAGGGAATGTATAGAATCACTTGCAGGTGATGTTTCTGCTATTAGTATTAAAGACTCCGTTAACTATATTAGAAACGAGGGTTTCTCTGTAAGGCAACTTCATAATAGAGGGGAGGGAATAAGAGAGCATATTAAGCTAGAAGGCGATGAAGAAGAACTTGGGAATATAATGGAAGCTATGAGCAAAGCAGAAAAGGAGAAATGATATGCCAGAGCTTCCTATAGAAATATATAAAGATAAAAAATAATCCTTGCATCTAGGGTTCAATGTATTATATTATATCATTCAGAAAGAGGACGATAAGATGAGCAAGAGAATAGGAAATATAGTTATTATTGAGGATGAACCAAACGGTCAGTGTGACCTTTGTGGTAAAATTGATGAACTCCGCCCTTATGGTGCAAATGGTGAGTGTATCTGCTATGAGTGCGGAATGAAAGATGAGGCTACCACCGATAGAATGATGGATAAGATACTCTTTGGAATTGAATAATCTCGTTAACAAATTGTTAACAAGAACAGAACCCATCCAAACCGAGAGGAGAAAACGATGGGAATTATAGTGGAAGCTCCTACTGAAGGTAGGAAAGTCACAGTCGAGAGGGACTTCGGTCCTACGGTTGCTGAAAAGGTAGAAAGGTACAGCGAAGAGGTGTGCAACTCTGCACTTAATAGCATCTTCGCTATAAAAATGCAAGCAATCGTAAGGGCAAGGCTCAAGGCAGTTGATGCTGCGGGCAACCCTAAGTACACCGATGAAGAGGCTATCCAAGCTGGCCTATCTTACGTCCCTCAAAAGACCAGTGCCCGTGGTGCGAAGAAAGACCCACTTGACGTACTTGCAGAACAAGTGGCAAAAGGCGAAATCTCCAAAAAAGAGCTTATGGACGAGATTGCAGAACGTATCAGGCTCTTGGGGAGCGAGCCTAAATAGTTAACAAGCATGTTGAGGGAATTAGCTATAGTTCTTTGTTATGGGGAACTAATGGATTGCTCTCAACAACAAGGTCGGAGGGACAATTTTCCAGTCCCCCCGACCTATAAGAAAGGATAAGAAACAATGGCTGAGAGACAAGGAATAATGTTAGCTAAGCCCTTTACTCAAAAGCTCTTTGATAAAATGCCAGAACGCATATTTTTCCAGCCTAAGATTGACGGCGACAGGATTAAGGCCATTCCTTTAGAGAGTGGCTATAAGCTCGTGTCAAGTAGTGGTAAGGAGATGCCTTGCCTGCCTCATATAAATAAGGAGCTAGACTCCCTGTTCAAAGACTATACCTTAAGTCTAAAACCTACATTAGATGGCGAAGGTTACGTTCACGGTATGCCTCAGCAGGACATCCACTCTATTTGCAGTAGGAAAAAGAACCTCCATCCTGACTCTAAGACGATGCAGTACTATATATTTGATATGGTAAGTGAACTCAATCAGTATGGAAGAACGCAGCTTCTAATTAGATACCTTAGCTATCACAATTACGGTAATATGCTAAAGTTTCTGCCTACCACACTGGCTTCTAAAGGAGACCTAGACAAGATATTAAGCTCTTATATAGTGGGAGGTTATGAAGGCGCAATAATAAGAGACCCTTCTGCCTCCTACAACTTTGGTAAGCAAAGCTGCATTCTCAAGCTTAAGCCTACTAAAGAGGCCTCATGCCTTATTGTTGATGTATTTGAGGCTATTAGCAAGGAAGGAAAGCTTAAAGAAATTCTAGGAGCACTTGAACTCCAAGACTCTCATGGCAGAACATTCTGCTGTGGAGCAGGTTGCCTTACTCACCATCAAAGACTGGAGTATTGGGAGCAGCACACTATGCTCTATGGAAAGATAGCTCACATCAAGTACCTTACTTTAACAAAAGATAACATTCCAAGAGAACCAATCTTGCTAAAGATTACAGATTAGGAGGAAAGATGAATAAGCTCGACCTAACCAACAAACCTTTTATCATTACTTTATGTGGTTCTGTAAAGTTTAGACATCAATTTGAGGAGGCTGCAAAAAGTGAGAGCCTTAGCGGTAAGATAGTAATCTACCCATCCTTCTTCTCTACAGAAGGTCTCACAGAAGATGAGGAGATATTCCTCTCAAACCTACATAAAAGAAAGATAGATATTTCAGACGAAGTCCTTGTCATTAACCCTAAGGGTTATATAGGTGAGCATACCGCTAACCAAATTAATTATGCCATGAGAAAGGGCCTCCCGGTAAGATACCTCAAGCCTCCAGAGAAAGAAGGTGAGTAGCCCATGCCTAAAGTCTTCATAATAAACGACTCTGGACATGACTACTCAGGCGCCCTCAACTTTGGGGAGCTTGTAGTCCTCACGCAAGGAATAGTAGGAAAGCTCCATGTTACATCTATGTATAGGTCTATGTGTAGATTGTTAGATTCAGAACCAGATGACTATATTCTAATGTGTGGGCCTTCTATAATGCAGGCAGTTGCTTGCTCTATATTCGCATATAAGCATGGGGGGCTCAACTTGCTGATTTATAAGGCAGGAGAGAAAGGTGAGAGAGGGCAGGATAAGTATATGTTTAGGAGATTGAACTTAAAGAAAGGAGAAATAACATGCCCCTAAAACCATCAGAGACTTGGAAAGTCCAAGACTCAACAAAAGTCCAAAGCTTCATGACTTGCCCTAGGCTCTACTTCTTCACTTATGTCTTAGGTTGGCGTCAGGAAGAGCCAAGCATCCACCTAGTCTTTGGCCAAGCAGCTCACTATGCTCTCGAAAGGTTCTACCAGCCAGGTAGTAGGCCTGACTTTTCCGTCGAAGCCGCTGCAGAAGCTTACCAAGCATTTCTCGACTATTATAGAGAATACTTTCCAGACTATACAGACGAGGAGAACACTCCTAAGAACCCTGCTAATTTTTTCAGAGCCCTTCCCCTTTACATCTCAACATATAGGCCTATTGATATATTTGACGTTCTACATACTGAAGTAGCAGGCAGCGTTATGGTGAGTGATAAGAGAAGTATACATTTCAAAGTCGATGTTATTGCTAGAGGCAGGGAAGAAGGAGTCTTTGTCCTCGAACATAAGACCGGTACTAGGTTCTCCTCCTCTTGGGCTAACAAGTGGACGCAAAAGATGCAGATAGGTACTTATACCTACTTGCTCTCTATGATGTATCCTGATGAGCCTACCTATGGTCTTAAAATAAACGGACTATTCATAAAGAGTCCTCCTCAGCTAAAGAAAGACGGAACTCCTTACGCTAACTCTACTGATACAGAATTTCATAGGGTTCCTATACAAAAAACTGTTCCTCAACTAGAAGACTGGCTATGGAACGTGAACTTCTGGCTGGAGTTCATAGAGATTGAGTTTGAGAACTTAGCTGAAGTAGACGAAGACGACGAAGTCATGCACGCTTTTCCAAAGAACACTGAGAGCTGTGATAAGTACTATGGTTGTCCTTATAGGGACTACTGCTTAGCATGGCTTAATCCTCTTAGGAAGTGCGAACAAATTCCAATGGGGTTTATAGAGGAACACTGGGATCCCAGAAGTAAAAGAGAAACTGCAAAGGAGGTAGTTGAGTTATGAAAGCAACAACACACAAGGAGCTATATTCCGCACCTACTTTTAAGCCCTTTTCATTAACTATAACCTTTAATAGTACTGATGAGGTCAGAATGATGTGGCATAGACTTAACATGAGCGTCATAGATTTATACAGACTGCCGGTTTGTGATATACCCTGTACGTATGTAGGTGAAGCATGGAAAGCTCTGAACACTTACGTAAAAGAAAACAATATAACAATAAGAGGCTTAGATGAACGAAAAATCCCAACTAACAATTAAAAGCCATTTTAGAAGATTAAAGGAGGAGTATAATCTCTCCAAATCCAAGTACGCTAACATTCTAGTACTCGGAGATGTAGGAACAGGTAAGACACAACTATATGCAACTTGCCCTAAGCCATGTCTCATCGACTCATTTGACCCTAATGGAACGAGCACAGCAGCCCTCCAGCCACTTATCGATAGTGGTGACATAATAGTCAGGCGCTTTGAGGACGACGACTGGAATCATCCTCACTCATACCGAGAATGGGAGAAAGATTTCCTCTTGTGGAAACGAAACGGCTGGTTCGACCACATTGCTACTTATGGAATAGATAGCGTGACTAATTGGGCTCCTAGTCTTCTCTACCACATGATGGCGTTAGGCAAAGGGAAGAACGTAAGTCCTCATCCAGGTGCAGCACCTTTCCAGTCTGACTATCTATGGCAACAGCTCCATGCAGGTAACATTCTTAGAAAGGAGATTATGACTTTGCCCTGCCATACCTTAGTGACAGGTCATCCTCACTACTGGAAAGATGATATAAGTGGCAAGACTATGTTTGGCCTATTAATGTGGGGAAAGATTGCTGACCAAGTTCCTTTGCTATTCGACGAGAAATACATAATGAAGGTATCTGGCACTAAGCACATGATTCAGACTAAGAATGATGGCGTTGTTCACGCTGAGACTAGAATGGGAGGAACTAAGTTTGAGAAGCTAATGGAGCCTGATATAAGGGCTCTCTTGAAACTAGCAGGAAAGTCCTGGGAGGACAAGCCTAGAATAGAGGATTTAGAAGATGAACCTTCAAACACTGTGGATGGTGAAAGGCTCCACACTACTAAACAACCATAAACATTGAAAGGAGCAAATGATGGGAACAGAAAACATTCCGCTTGCAAGGTCACCCGCTGCCATAACCGTTCTTGACTTTGCACAAGAAGTCGCAGAAAAATCAGACAGAGCTAATGAAAGGGTAGCTACAGTTATGGATAGTATTGCGGGAGAGTCTACAGCTCAAGCAGAGATCAGCCCTGATAACGTTCGCACTATCTATAGCTGCCTGCTAGCAATATGCTCCAATCTAGAGAGCATTGCAAACAACACAGAAAGATTTAAAATTGAAAGGAAAAACTAATGGCTGACTATGACGACACTTTAATTGAAGACTTAGGTCTTGACGATGACCTTACCATCGAAATTCACCCTGATGGGGTAGAGCTTACACTACGTATAGTTTCTATGTCCCACTATACCAGCGAGCGGAGTGGAAAGACTTCTCTTGCTGTTGCGTTCGACGACCCCAACAACCCTGATACCATTGACGATATACTATGGTATGGTGGGCTGCCTCAGCCAGAAGATACTGTAAAGGTATCTAAGAAGAAAAGGAAGCAAATAAAAACATTCTATGAGACCTTTGGTATTGACACTTCAGGGCAGGTTGACCCAGTCGCTTGCATAGGCCTCACAGGTGATGCTATCCTTGGCGTAGAGGAGTTCGAGGGCCGGACGAAAAACAGCGTTAGGAGATTTGTACCAGGCTCGTAACATTAAACTGAGGGGTTGCTTTCTCCTTTCACCAGTCATCTTACTGGTTATCCCGAAGGTGACCTCTCACTTAAATCTTGTTAACAAATTGTTAAAGAGATGAGGGAGTTATAGAATGAAAAAGAACACTACTGCCCTCTAACCAAAGGAACCACTAATGCCTGAACCTCGCCACCGAGTTTGTAACATCCCTCTAACTGAGGACCAATACTTCATCCTGCTAAGGTACCTCCCTCATGGAATGAAAGGAAAGGTTTTTAAGTTTATAGTAAGCGACCTAATTGAGGAGCTAGAACGTGATGCACCCTCATTCCTTACAGAAATCTATACAAGGGAGCTTAAGCTAATGCAATTTATGAAAGGACAAAAGAATGACAGACCTATCCTCCCTAAAGAAGACGATAGGGGAAAAGACAACTGAGGAACTCCAGCTCGAACTTGCTGAGACTAGAAGTGCACGTAGGAACTTCCCAACTAAGAGGACTTCCGACAAGAAGAAGAAATCAACTGACAAGGCGATAGGAAATGCTTCGGTTGATTCACTTAAAGAACTGCTTAAAACACTGGAGGAAATGCAGTGAAAGAATCTGTGCTTATGAATCTCCCCTTTGATAAAATCAAGATGGAAGATAGGGAGAGAAAGGTCTACGACGTTGAGGAACTCCAAGCGGATATAGCAGAGAAAGGTCTAATCCAAACTATAGCAGTGGAAGACCTCGAGGACGGCACCTACCGCGTGGTTGCTGGAGGCCGCAGGCTCACCGCATGTAGAAACCTATGCTACCCGACTATGCCTTGCAAGGTCTTTCCTCCTCTTGACAACTATGAGAGAAAAGGTATAGAACTAGCAGAGAATATTCATAGGGAAGACCTAGCCTACCCTGAAAGGGCCTCTCTTACAAAGCAAGTACACGAGTTGTGGGTAGCCAAGTATGGAGAGAAGAAGGGCGCCAGTCTAATTGGCCACTCGGCAAAGGACACTGCTAGGGCCCTCGGTGTATCCTCTATGCAAGTTGGAAGGGAAATAGAACTTGCCACTGCTATAGAGATAATGCCTGAACTGGCAAATTGCAAGAACAAAAGTGAAGCTATGAAGATGCTAGGGAAAGTGAAGGAGAATTTAATAAGGGAGGAACTAGCAAAACGCTCTGATGAGCTCCTTTCCAAAACAGGCAAGGACGCTGCTAAGCGAGTACTTATAGATAGCTATATAGTAGGAGACTTCTTTGATAATAAGCTTAAAGCTAAAAGCGCTCACTGTATAGAAATAGACTCACCTTATGGTGTAAACCTTAAGTCTCAGAAGCAGGCATCTAAGTACATAACTGAGGGCTACACCGAGATATCTATAAGTGACTATCCAGCCTTCCTAAACAAAATAATAAAAGAAAGCTATAGAGTCCTAATGGATGATGGTTGGCTTATCTTCTGGTTTGGTTCTAACCCTTGGCATCATACTGTAAAAACAACATTAGAAAAGAACGGCTTTACTATTACGGGGCCTTCCGCTATATGGGTTAAAGGTAGTCAAGCTCAGTGCAACTGGCCTGATAGGTCTTTAGCAAGTAGCTACGAGCAATTCTTCTATGCTCGCAAAAACAACGCCGTCATTTTCAAACAGGGAAGGCTAAATGTCTTTGACTTCTCCACGGTACCAACAGACAGCAAGATTCACCCTACTGAACGTCCAATAGAAATGATGCAGGAAATTCTAATGTGCTTTTGCCCTCCCGCTGGGAGGCTAGTAGTCCCCTGCTGTGGTAGCGGCAACACCATGATTGCTGCAAGTAATCTAGGAATGCACCCAGTAGGATGGGACATATCTCCTGCTTATAAGGACTACTATATATCAAAGATAGTTGAGGGAGATTATGGAAACTACAAAAGCTATAAACAATGAGGGATAGCATGGACACCTTTAGATTCAGCGATAACCTGAATGTTCCACCTGAAGCTTATGAAATATTAAGGGAGGTAATACTATTAGGAGCAAGCAAAGGACATGATAAATGGTGGGAGGAGTCCGTAGATGTTCACCTTGACCATGCAAGGAGGCATCTAGTTTGTACCGACAGCCAAGTCTCCCACCACTTAAACCACGCATTTACTCGTCTCATGATGGCGGCGGTTATTCAACACAGGAGGAATTCGAAATGATAAAGATTAAGTTGGACGAGGACCCAATTATCATAAAAGAGGATTAGGAGGAACTAATGGGCTTAGAATTTATATTAGAAGTAACAGGTGCAATAGCCATTGCTATCTGCGCTTCAGCTATTGGAGCTACCATAGCAGCAGTGTTAGGCTTTTGGCTCGGGAGGAATTATGAGTTGAGAAGCGCACGTACAATATCAAAAGCTAGCGGTGAACCTTACTCGCGTCTGTGGTTCGGCGGTTGTACGCCTGACATTGATGTGGTAGACGATTTAGAAGATGACAAACAGAACAATCAACGAGGAGAAAATGAACAAGCAGATAACTGACCACTTTAGCTGGGATGGAGACAAGAATATAATCTGTCCCTGCTGTGGGCGCATTAAGATAACAGACCTTTTCTGGAGGCATATGGAGCTTCTAGAGCAAGTAAGACTAAACCTAGACGTTCCTATCATTATAACCTCTGGCTACCGCTGTGAAAGTCACAACGCTTATGTAAAAGGAAGTGATAACTCCTGGCACATGAAGTTTGCCACTGATGTGAGACCTACACGGAGTGGCAACTTTAAAAGCAACCTAGCCGCACTCAAAAGACTTGCTATAGAAGCAGGCTTCAAAGGTATAGGTTCCTACGTCTTCTGGATACATTTAGACTTGAGACCAGACATGAAAATTGTTGAGTGGGAGGGATAAGATGACAACAAAAGAAGCAATATGCGAGGCCCTTGACAGGCTAGAAGAAAAGCCAGGCCCTATAACAACGCTAATGGATACAGAAGAGAACACTATCTCCATTACCAAAGACCAGCATGGTGACCTCTATATAACAGTTAGGCACAAAAGAGGCAAAGACCCAAGGGAGAAAAAGAAGTGACCAATCCACCTTATGCTGAAGGCCCTCTCAAATGTAAAATCTGCTTTATAGGCGAAGCTCCTGGCTATGATGAAGTCCGAGCACAACGTCCCTTCGTTGGACAAGCAGGACAGCTTGCCAACACGCTCTTTTCTAGAGCAGGTATAATCAGGGCAGAGTGTAGAATTGAGAACGTCCTTCAGTTCCGCCCACCAGGCAACGTTATAACTCCTTATATAGACCTGTCTAAGAAACCACCTTTTATAAGTGATATAGCCAAGAAGCACATTGCTGAGCTAAAGGAGAGGCTAGAGGAATGTACAGCTAACGTCCTAGTTCCGCTTGGCAACGTGCCTTTATATATTTTGACAGGTCTCACTGCTATAACCAAAAGACGTGGTTCTATTCTAAAGTCCCACACTGGCAGGAAAGTAATACCTACAGTACATCCAGCAGCAGCCCTCAGGCAGTATGAGTATCGCCACTATATTACTCATGATTTGAAGAGGATAAAGAGGCAAAGCGAGTCGCCTGATGTGAAGCTTCTAGAACGCTACTTAATCCTTGACCCATCTTTTACAGACGTGATGTGTTATATAGAAAGCTGCTACCAGTGCGAGACTATAGCTTGCGATATTGAGGTGAGCAGGGAAGAAATCTCCCATGTGAGCCTAGCTAGGTCATCTACCGATGCCATCTGTATACCTTTCTATGAGGGGGGTAAAGAGTACTTCACATTAGAACAGGAAATAGAAGTATGGCAAGCCTTAGGTAAGCTACTAGGAGATAAGAGCGTAACAATAAGAAACCAGAATATAGGCTTTGACTATACTTTTATGTATGATAAACTAGGTATACTGATTAGGCCTATCGAAGATACGATGGTAGCTCAGAAAATAGCCTTCCCAGATTTCCCAAAGGGACTTGACTTTATCACCTCCCTACACTGCAACGGCGAGCCTTATTATAAAGACGAGGGGAAAAAGTGGCGTGCGGGAATGTTCAAGGACGCCTTAGCTTTTCGCCGTTATAGCGCAATGGACTCGGCTGTAGTCATGGAAGCCTTTCCTAAGCAGCTCAACGTGCTAAAGCACTTTGGCAACCTTGACACATATGCCCACCAGAGAGACCTAATTGAACCTCTTACCTTCATGAGCACAAGAGGAATTAGGATGGATATAGAAGGACTGAAGCGAGCTTCAGCTAACGCTACCAAAGATATAGCCAGGCTCCAAGAGGAGCTCAACTCCATCGTAGGCTTTGAGCTTAATGTTGCTTCGCCTAAGCAAGTGAAAGACTACTTCTATATTAGGAAAGGCCTTAAAGTTTATACCAAACATGGAAGTGCAATAGTAGACGAGAAGTCACTAAGACGTATTTCTGCAAAAGGCTTCCGTGAGGCAGACATAATACTAGAAATAAGACATCTTAGAAAGATGAAGGGAACCTACTATGATATTCAGCTAGGCAAAGACAACCGCTTACATTGCTCCTACGACCCAGTAGGAACTAAGCAAGGGAGAATTAGTTCAAGCAAGACTATCTTTGAACTCGGCGGCAATATGCAAAACCAGCCAGAGGAAATGCTCAAGCTCATGTTGGCTGACCCAGGATACTTAATGATAAACCTAGATTATTCCCAAGCTGAGAATAGAACTGTGGCTTACATAGCGAACGAGATAAGGATGATTAAGGCGTTTGATGAAGGAGTAGACCTTCATAGACAAACTGCAGGGCTTATATTTGGTAAACCTATAGAGGATATATCAGATGAGCCAGGGAGTAGTGAACTTAGCGGTGGGAGATTTAGCGAAAGGTTCTGGGGTAAGAAGGCCGACCATGGACTTGACTACGACCTTGGATATAAGTCCTTTGCTATCTTGTACCAACTCCTGGAGGCAAACGCAAAGATTATCGTTGAGCGTTACCATACGGTATATCCAGGAATTAGAATGTGGCATAGTAGCATCAGGGAACAGCTTTCCAAGAATATGGCGCTTGTTAACTGCCTTGGAAGACACAGACGATTCATGGGAAGATGGGACGATGTGCTTTTTAAGGAGGCTTATTCTTTCATCCCTCAGTCTACCGTCGCAGATAAGCTTAACAGAGATGGCCTGTGCTTTGTCTATTATAACCAAGACTTGTTTGGAGAAGTTGAACTCCTTAATACTAGACACGATTCACTCCTTATACAAGTTCTCATGTCTATAGGTAGTAAAGAAATCTACAACATTATCATGGAGATAAAGAGAAGCTTAGAGTCCATAATAAGGTGGAAGGACAGAGAGTTCTCAATCCCAGTAGACTGTAAGTTAGGCTTCACCGCTTATGGTGACATAAAAATTAAGCATACAGAGTTAGAAGATGAAAGAAAAGTCATAGATAAAATAGAAAGGCTTATCCAAAGCTACAAACAAGGAGAACACAATGGAACAGACTAAATTAGAACCGTGCCCTTTCTGTGGTGGCAAGCAAATAAGTTATCACGGTGGGAAGATTAAAGATTGGGAGTGGGTAAAAACAAAGGAGTTAAAAGAAGCTAACTTCAGCTGGTTAATTCTTGTTTTTAGGTGCAAAGAGTGCAACACAACAGTCCTATTTTACTGCAGGACATATGATGAAGGTATTAAAGCGTGGAACGAAAGGGCTAATAAGTGAGCCGCCACACAGATAATTGGATTGACACTTATTTAAAATATACAGAGGATACCGAGCCACGAGAGTCATTTAGGAGATGGGCAGCCATCTCAGCGATAGCATCTGCCCTTCAGAGAAAGGTCTACCTTCCCCTAGGAATGGAGACTTTCTACCCTAACCTTTATATCGTTCTAGTAGGTCCTCCAGCCGCACGAAAGGGAACTGCATGGAGACCTGCCAGGAGAATCCTAGATTCCCTTGGTATAAAGATGGCAGCTGATGAGACATCGAAACAGCAGCTAATAATGCGGCTACAAGAGGCTGAGAACCAACAGGTGGACAAAGAAGGAAACATTCATTTCCATTGCTCTCTAACCATATCTGCAAGTGAGCTAACAGACTTCCTAGGCTACTCAGACAATGACTTCTTAATCATGCTAAATAAGTGGTACGACTGTGAAGACAAGTTTGAGTATGATACAATTAGACATGGACTAAAAGAAGTAGCCAACGTGTGGGTAAATATGTTTGGTTGTACAACTCCTGACTTACTACAGCTAGCTATGCCACCAAGTTCTGTAGGTTCTGGCTTTACGTCTAGAACAGTCTTTGTCTACGAGAATAACAAGGCGAAGATTGTGATATGGCCTAAGGAGAACTTGGAGCTTAGAGAGCTACTACTTCAGGACTTAGGCAGCATATACAACATGTGTGGGAGGTTTATCTTTGAGGATGGCATATTACCTATATACGGAGAATGGAGACACATAGGTGAGATGAACCCACCCATTAAAGACCCAAGGCTAACTTACTACTTAGAGCGTCGTCACGTTCAGCTCCTTAAACTCTGCATGATTTACTCAGCCTCAAGAGGGGAAGATATGGTTCTCCGAAGGGCAGACTTTGATAGAGCTAAAGAAACACTTGAGAAGGCTGAGAAAAAGATGCCTCTTGTGTTTAGAGGCATGGGAGCCAATCCGCTTGGGCGTGTTCAGCTACAGGTAATGAAAACTATCGGAGATGCCGGAGAGATAAGTCTGAAGGAGCTAATGACTGTTTACCATGATGAGGTTGGTAGAGATGACTTGGGTAAGATATTCCAGACACTAATAATGATGGGCTTTTGTAAAGTAGATTACCAGAACGGAATAGTTAAATACACTAAGAAGGAGGATGAGAAATGACTGACATGGTAGACAGAGCAAAAATACGTAATGATATAGTTGATGAGGAGCGTCAACAAGAAGCACGATTTGGGGAGCAGAACCACAACAACTTGGAATGGCTCTCTATTTTAGTTGAAGAGGTAGGGGACGCAGCCATGGCTATGAATGATGGAAAGTGTGCGAGAATGAGGGAAGAGCTCATCCAAGTCGCAGCAGTTTGTGTAACTTGGTTGGATTGTATAGAGAGAAGGGGAAATGAATCTCTTTAACAATGGAAAGGAGGATAAATGAAGTATCATTGGAGACTAATACCGCTGGACACAGACCAGAGCGTCTTAGAAGGTCAGGTAAAGGCTTCATCCAAGGATGGAGCCCTGAAAATACTACATGAAGATAAGGGCTTCACACTAAGTATTTGTACTTGGTTGAAAATTACAAAGTAAAGAATGAAGCACAATCTTGTTAACAAATTGTTACAGAGATTAGCGTTCTGCTTCTGCTTCTTTTTCTAAATGAACTCTCGCTATAGACTTAGATTCACTCACTGCTTGCTCAATGAGTTTCCTCTTAACGTCGTCGCTATGTGTATGCCACCTTTTAGTATGACTCAAGCTCCTTAGCTTCCTATCTAGAAAAGCTGCTGTCGCTTCCTGATAAGCGCTATATCTTTCGTCTGTAAGCCTCCAGTCGCCAAGGTTTCTAGCAAGTCCACTTACCTGAGCTCCTAGCCTTTTTAACTCAGCCTTATTCTCTTTCGTAAGCATGTCTTGGACGTTTCTTCCAGCCTTAATAGTTTCCTCCACGACTCTCTGGACATCAGGCGCTCCAGTCCTTTTTGCTCTTGCTATTCTTTCTAAGTCATCTATCTCTCTATGTTGGCCTCTTATTAGCCTTTGCTCTAACCTGCTCAGCTCATCCCAATCTGCACCATAATACTCACGAGAAAGCTCGTCCTTTTTATTCTCAACGTCTGACCAAGGAGAAGGCAAATAAGTTTGCACACCTACACCAAGAGTGGACAAAGCAACTGTACTAGCCCCTACCAACGACTTAAATATATATCCTCCGTCAAGTCTTTGATATCTAATGGCATCACCTATATCTTGAAAGGTAAAAGGCCCAGCCCTTTTCCACAGTGGGTTATCCAGAGCAAACTCAGCCATACTTTTAAGTGTCTTTTCCTCTGGAGGAATAAAAGATTCCTTTATAGACCTAGGTGTAAACTCCTCACCTATCACCGTTTTCCCTAACCTTAAATCAACTGCAGCACTAGTAGATGGAGCGAGTTTGTTACGCAAGTAGCTAGTAATAACCCTACCTCTTTCAGCTGTGTATATATTTCCAGTTCCAGTGCCCTTTCTCTCAGCCATAATAAATTGTGTTACCATCCTGGCTATCTGGACGTTACCTCTCCAATAGTCATGCCTAGTATTACCTATCTTAATCTTGCCGAAGTCAGCAGAACGGGGGTCACCTTCTACCTCAGCTCCACCAAGCTTAGCCATACTAAGAACAGTAAGCCCTGTTCCTACATACCTAACAAGCCCTCCAGCAACAAGCTTTCGTACGGCTGGAGTTTCAGTAAACAATAACAAGGGCGTCTCAAATATAGACATGCTCCATCTAGGAGCAAAGAAGAGAGCACTCAACAGTGGGCCTGCAGACTCTAATGCTCCAAGCTCGCCTCTTCCACTGAGTATGTTTACCATACGACCTAGACTTAGCTCGTTCTTTAGCTTATCTGCGGGAGACAGGTTCCTAAACCACTCGCTTCCTTCCCATCCATCCATAGTATTATCATAGAATGTGCATCTCAAATTGTTAAGGAAAGCAGTATATGCTCTTTGCGATGCTCTAACTCCAGGAATTATCTCGGCCCACTTTCCATAAGCAGCTTCTTCTCTAGCGGTAATGTCGGAGCCGAGTTCTGCTATAAAGACTCTACCTCTAGCTCTTCTCGCCGCTTTAGGCCCTGTAGTAAGAGTTTGCTGTATAATAGCTGCGTTCTCTTCACTAAGTAGCGCCTTTATCTGAGCCTCAAATGATCCCTTAGCAGCGCCTGGGTCCATTAGCGATAAGATTAGTCCCTGTTTTAAGGTTCCGGAAATGTCCATAGAAGTCCCAAGGGTTCTAGGAGTGTTAGCCAGCTCTACAATAATGTTGTACGCTTTGTTAGACATCGCCCTCTTCTCCATGAGAGCCTTAGCTATCTCAGGCCCAAACACCATGCTAAGAGCCTTAGACCTTTCACCTCTAGGAACAATACCGTGTGTCAGGCTGATTAGTGCGTCAGCCGCATGTGCTCTATGCCAAAGATACATTGGAGCAGCATAAATTCTATTAAATAAGTAGTCAAGCTGGGACCTAGGCAGTAACAAGGGGTCAATCTCCATCTTTGGCAGCTTCTCTCCAAGAGTACTCCTTAAAGCTTCTCTGTAGCCTGCCTCACCGTAGCCTGCTCCCCATATCTTGTCTATCTGTAATGTCTTTCTTTGAAGCTCTACATGTGTTAGTTCTTCCAATTCCTTTTTAGCAGGATTAGTCTGCTTTATAAATGCTAAGAGCTTACCCTCAGGAGTAACTGGCATATCTACAGCCCTAGGCATACCAGGCCAAGGTTGACCCTTAGTAGCCCTTGGATTAGAACTCATGTATTCCCGAACAAGTTCTATATTAGCATCTATGCCTTTAGTTATATCGAAGGCTGGGTCTCTCTTTTTAGCAAACTTAATAAAGCCTTTCATATTTAGGTCGCCGGTAGTGACAGCACCACGAGCAGCATCTTCGCCTACAGAGAACTTAGGCGGGCGTTTGCCTGAGGGAAAGGGAATAATACCCATTCCTAGAGTTCCACCTTCCGCTTCAACTTTCTTGGCGTGAGCACCAAAGGCTCTTCTGCCTGCATTCTCAAAGCCTCGAGCCCTTAATTCTCCAGGTTGCTTCTGATATCGGTACCATTCCTCCATACTAGGCCCCCGCCCATATAGTGCTGTTGGGAGTGGATCGGGGAATAACTTATTGGCCTCTTTTTCCCCTAACCTCTTGTAGTCTATACTATGCCTCAATTCATGGGAGAGTAAGGATGTTATAGTTTTTGTTCTCTGTGCGCCTGGATTTATATATATAACGCCCTCCTTGTAGTCATACCAGGCAACACTACCCTTTCGGGCCTTAGCCTCAGGACTGCTCCTACCTAAAACTTTAATACTTTTCATTCCCAACGCTGCTAACCTAGGACTCTTAGCTTGTAGGTACTCCACAGCTGTAGCAACCTTCCTTAAAGCCATCTTGGATACACCTTTAGTTCTTTTAATTTCTGTGCCTCCTACGAAAACAATCCCCAACTTATAGTCAGCATCACTTATTTCATGTATCTTGGTAAGAAGTTTCCTTGATAGCGCCTTAGCAAACTGCTTTGACTCAGCCTCTAACTTCCTGAATAGGCGCTGATTCATAGATTCAGGAAGAGGGATAATACCCATTCCTAAGGTTCCACCCTCATCCTCAATTTTCTTAGCATGAGCACCAAAGGCTCTCCCACCTGCATCCCCAAAGCCTCGTGCTCTTACCTCACCTGGCTGTGCTCTATACATAGCCCAATCCTTAGATCCACCTCTAGTATTATAGTCAGTATAGGGAAATAATTTACTGTAACTCTCTACACCTAACCTCTTGTAGTCTATACTATGCCTCAACTCGTGTGCTATCGTTGACACTAAAGACTTCGTTCTTTGTCCTCCAACATATACAAATAGATAAGGGCCTACCGGGTCAAATTTGCCCGATAAGAAGGCACTATACATAGGGTCACCCTTACCAACCACCACAATTTCCCTTGCTCCCAACTTCATTAACCTGGGGTTCTTGGCATATAAGAACTCTATAGCGGTGCCAACCTTACTAAAGGCCACCCTGGATACACCCTTGGTCTTCCAAACGTTTGTATCCTTTATTCTAAAATGAGCAGATTTATATTCAGCATCAGTCACTTTACGCAGCTTAGTAGGAAAACCCTTAAAGAAAGCCTCACCTTCCTTAATAATCTCCTGAGCAACTTCCTTTTTAGCCTTAGCCATTCCCCACTTCCAGACTCTCCCTGCTTTCCCGCTTGCATACTTAGCAGCCCTGTCTTTCAACCTTGTCGAGGCTTCTATTACAGCTGCTCCTTTCTCTACAACACTAAGACCTTTAAACCACTTAGATTCAACAAGTGCAGCTCCAGCTCCTGACACCTTAGCAGCAATAACAACTTTGCCTACAAACTCTGTGAGTTCAAGCTTAGTCTTAACAAGGCCACCCTTAACCCCAAATAGGTCTGGAAGGCCTTTTCCTGCTCTAAACTTGTAGTCAATATCTTCCCTCTTTGCAGATACCCCTAGGTTTATCAACTCGTCTGCCAGCAGGTATGTTCCTACACCTGTCAACATGGCAACTGGCGCTGTTATAAGTCCTGCACCTAAGACGGCAGGAAGGGGAAACTCAACCAAGCCCTCTAAGACCTCTCCAGTTGTAGGCTCACGTACTTCCTCTGTAAACTCCCACTTCCTCTTCTCCTCTAACATGAGGGGAGAAAGCTCTGAGTCAGGTATACCCAAGAGATTCTTCTCTGCATAAGGGTCATACAACTTCTCAGGCCCAACAAGCGTCTCCCTAACCTTCCCACGAGCACGCTCGAAAAGAGACGGCTCCTCAGCTTGCCTAATCTCGGCCTCTCCATGAGGTCGAAGGAAGTCATGAGGGAGTTCTATCTCTTCTGCAACCCTGGTAGAAATAGCGGGTTCTACCCTAGGGTCGAAAGGGGAAATATCAGCCATGGGTGGGGAAATATCAGCCACGGGTAGAGTAGGAGCTTCCTCTTTAACCCCAGTAGAAATAGCAGGCTCTGCTCTAGGAATCAAAGGAGAAACTTTAGCCTCAGGTATCTCGTCCCAATGCTGGTCTATTATGTTAGCTATTTCTTCAGAAGAAAGCCCATTAGGAACCTCTACCTTTTTGTTACCCTTACCAGGTATTATAAACCTCATTCTCTAGCCTTTCTCTCTCTAAGCTCATCTATAGCATCCTGGCCGAAACCAGCTGGGTCTTCATCTATATAGATAAAGCCATGTTCCGTTACAATAGGTATATCTCCTCTATCAACATAAGGTTGTGCGAGCTCCATAAAGATTTGCATATAGGCTTTAGACATAGCAGCGGTGTCGGGGTCAAGCTGCCCTGGAGGAAATGCTGCCGCCAACCTTCGTTTGGTCTCATCGCCTAGCATATCTATAATAGAGTTAATCATATCCTGCTTATCTTTAGGTGTGCCCTCTCGAGGCTTATACATTGCCTTCGTCCGCTTGTCATCGCTCTCAATCGCAGCCTCCTGCATCCTCTCTTTGCGCTGTCTCTCAAGAGGAGCCTCCCTCTCTTCAAGTTCTACCTCACGCTCCTCAAGGCCTATCCTCTTGTCGAACTGTCTCGTCATCTCTTTGACCTGAGTTTCATCTAACCCCTGTTTCATCAGCTTCAGTTCATAGTCCTGGCTATCCTTAATCCTTTTCAACTTGAGCGTCTCGTTCTCAGTCTGGAGAATATTAATCTCAGAGCGCTGCTCAGGAGAAAGTATAGTAAACTCGTCAGGGTCTAATCTATCACCTGAAAGTGCTCTAGCCATAGCCTTTTGATAAGCCTGAGCCTGTGACATCTTCTTAACTGCTCCGCCCATTTTAGCTTGCCATCTGTCCTGAAAGCGTCCCATAGCTGCTTGACCTATATCTCCCATGACGTAAGCTAGACGGTTCCAATCGAAAGGCTTCTTGCCATCCTCCTCAGACATTGGACTGGGCTCAGACATTAGGTTAGGCTCAGGAGTATAACCCATCATAGCGCTAAAGCCTGGCTCCTGGGTAGGCGCGGTTGAAGGGGCTGCTCCTATATCAGTTCCTAGACCTACAGGCCCTGGTCTTGTTCCTCTACCAGCCTGAAATCCTAGCCCGAGGTTAGGTAAGCTAGGCGCTCCTGTTTGTCCTAGGTGCCTACCAATACCTGCAAACTGGCTAGGTAACGCTCTTTGCGAGACTATCTTATCAGCTTGTGGAGCCTTAGCTTTAGGTTTAACTCGAGGAGCTCTAAGCCAAGGGCTTACACGAGTAGCGTCAGCCGTTGCTGTTCTTCCAAATAGTCTTCTAGGCATATTATTCTCCAGTCTCTTTAACAAATTGTTAACAAGATTAGCCTTGGTATCCTGCTATAGCACCAGCAAGAGCACCTACACCAGCTCCTACTGCTGTGCCTACACCAGGCACAGCCATACCAAGTTGTATACCTTCTCCCATTCCAGTTGCCATTCCACCAATCATGCTTTGAGTCTTACTAGGCTCATCAGGCCCCTTTATAACTGAACCTGTAACAGCACTCAGCACATTTCCTGCCTTTTGGAACAGGTTCATATCCCACATATCAGCCTTAGCATCGTACTCAAGATTTTTCTCGTACTGTTCTCCTCTAGCCACTATTACAGCCTTATGCAAATCTCCTAAAAGGTTCGTAGCAGCTCTACTAGCCTCAAGCTCATAAACCTTCATATTGTGCAGGTTAGCCGTATGAGTATTAACAAAGCTTTGTTTCTCTCTCTTCTCCTCAATTCGTGTGTCAAGAGTTCCCTTAACATGGTCTCTTAAGGTATCACCAGCAGTTTGCATGTGACCTAGAAAGCTTCTATCAAAGGCGCCTAGTTCCTTATTAGCAACGTCTGAGAAAGTTCCGAGCTTAGCTGTAAGAACGTCCTTAAAGGCAGCTAGCTTATCCCTACCCATCGTGCTAAATATACTAGCGCTATTACTTTGCTGAGCTAAAAGGTCAACGTATGTTCTGAGGTACTTGTCAACTAGATCTTTGGTTATACCTGCTTTGCTGTTTCCAGCTTGTTTAGAACTATCAAAGCCAGACTTAAACATACTTGAAGCAGAGTCAAGCTGAGAACTCACGCTGTTATCGTAAGTTCCTGTATAAGCTCTTCCTAGGTCGGCTGCCAGCTTTTGCCTCAATCCTATTACCTCTTTAATCAAATCACTATGGACGTTTCCAAAACTAGTTGCCGAGCCCATGCCAGTACTGAAAATTCCAGCTTCAGTGTCTATATGGGAAGTAAGCACTTGGGTATATATCTCCATCTGCATCCTACTTAGATTGTTAACCATAGTTTGTCTAAGTCCTATTGCAGCCTGAGTCATTCTGCCTTGAATATCTGAGAGTTGAGTCCCAGCACCTGTTATGTTTCCATAAAGACTATTATATAGTCCAGTCTCAGCTCCTATAGCTGCTTGAGCATCTCTACTATAGGTGCCCGCCGCATCTTTATATAGACCTATGTACTCAGCAAAGCCTTTCATGTGAGGGTCTATAACCGCCTGAGCGTCCCTACTATACGTACCCATTGCATCCTTACACAAGCCTATATACTCGACAAAGCCTCTCATATAAGATTCTATGTACTGTGTAAGAGAAGAGACAAACACACCAGTTATTGCACTAGTACTGTTGTTAGCTATACTAATCATATGTGCTTGCTGAGCTTTATACGTTTCTAAATAACTACTCATTACGCCTTTAAAAGTGTCAATATAGACAGGGAAGGCACTAGAGTATAATTGAGTCTCTAGACCCGCCTGATAATCAAGAATCTTATCTTCAAAGTCAGACTCACGTAGAGCCATTCCTATAATGAAAGCCGAACTATTAACTGCATTAATGTCTGCCATTCCACCAGCAAATCTATTAACAGACCTAAGGTGCTCTGACAATGCTCTCCGCCTATATGTAGCTACCGCTTTAGCAATAGGAGCACTCTCAATTATCTCCTCTGCTGCGGCTATAGCCATAGAAACTGCCGTCTGTGCGCCACCTAATGCGTCCTGTAAAGAGGCCTGAATAAGAGGAGCTACCTCAGGTGCAGCACCTTCCATTATATCAGCCATAGCAGTCTTAACATTAGTCCTTAACGCAGTCTCTACATCAGCAGAGTCTGCTAAGGCTCTAGACTTAGCATTAACAACAGCATCTTCCATTGTGAGTTGAGCCGAGGCTAGCGCCTTTCCGTCAACTACATCTGCGTTGCCCCAACCTTTATCGAGCTCTGCAGTTGATAATGTATCTGCATGAGTTACCGCATTAATTACCGCGCCATTCATTGTAATCTGAGCTGAAGTCAACGCCTTTTCACCAACTGTATCTGCATTGCTCGAACCTTTAGCAAGCTCTGCAGCCGATAGCGCATCTGCGTGAGTCACCGCATTAGTTGCAGCATCACTCACAACGTCCTGTGAGTTAGTCTGAGAGGCGCCATCAGCTTCAGTATCAAGCCCTCTTACACTGAGGCCAGCAGACACATTAATGCTAGTCATAGCAGCTTCTCCATCGTCCTTAGCATCGTCATATATATTATCTGACTGAGTCTCTCCAAGGGCTGAAGCTGCTCCAACCTTAGTATTAATAGCATCTATTACTGTATCACTGCTAATGTCCGCTTGGTCGTCTGCACTTTGCACACGAACTGATGCATTAATTGCAGCCTTTGCACCCACACTATCTACCATTTCCTCATTAGTTACTAAAGCAGAACTAGTAGCATCAACAAGGTCACTTATGCCAGTCCCTGCATCTTCCACTCCGCTCGCAAAAATAACGTCTCCGGCAATCTCTACAATAGCGTCAGCGGCAGTTAGGCTTGTATCCATAGCGGTTGACATAGCGTCAACGTTAGTTACAGAGTCACTAGCTGCCTGTGTAGTACCAGTAGAAGCATCGTCCTTTGCTTGGCTAGACATAAAAGACATAGAAGACCCTGTACCTATATCATCTCCACCTACCTCACCTGCCTTCGCAACTGCTTTGTCTATGGCATCTTCGAAGACATCGTCAACATCCGCCTGAGCGTCTACTTCTGTTAGTGCAAATGCGGTTCTAGAGTCAGACATGCCGCTAGCGGCCTCATCCCTTTCACTTTCTATTAACGAGGAGGACTTAATATCCGCATCGCTTTCAGCTGTAGCCAAAGTATCAGCCGCAGACGACTCTGCCCTTGTAACTATACTATCCATCAAAGTCTCACCATCAGACTTTGCGGTCATGTAAGCTTGGCTAGCTATCTGTAAAGCCCTAGCCATTGAGTCTCCAATTACGTTTGTAAACACTGCATCTACATCTAGCTCTGGCACTTGCCCAGTCTGCTCTGTCTGGGCTAGGTCTAAGTTAGCTCCCCAGTCAGTCTCGGGGTCTATCTCGTCCACCTTTGTTACATAATCGTTGACGCCATCTTCTATAGCATCTAAGTCATCGCCTGGGTCAAAAGTAGAAACTCCCTCAAAAGGGTTACCTCCCAGTCCTGTCAAACCACGTTCTAGAATGAATCTAAGAACAGAAGGATTATCCTCATATTCATCAGTTAGACAAGGAAATTGGTCGGCAGCTACTGCATGCCAGTCATTATTTGAACGAGTATTACCAGCCATAATCAGCCCGTGACCACTCTCCTGATAAGGAGTCATTCCTTGAGCCGAGCCACCTCCACTACCAGCCATTTAATTTACCTCCAATACTGCATCGTTACGCATTTTGGCCATCCTTACTTCTTCATCTCTACAGTTTCTATGGTGCGTTATATGATGTGCCCGACATAGCCACCTAACTTCTTGCGGCTTACTATAATCATCGTGGTGGGCATCCACGTTCTCAAGAGTGCCACATACTTCGCACGGCTGTCTCTTAATCTTTCCACTCCTTATAAGCCAATAGATTACAGCTTTACCATGAAGCTTCTCTGGGTTATTTTTCCTGTATTCCGCTTGAGACTCTGCGTTATATACCGCGCCACCTTTCCAGTTGTGATGATTTTCTCCTTGAGGTGTCTCTCTTCCTCGTAGCTCCGATAGAAACATAGGACAGCGATGTATATTATAACGCTTCATAGCTCCAACAACAGCTCCGTATGTTATTCCTAGCGCCCTTTCTATCTTATAATTGCTGAGAGTATTAATATTATCCCTCAAGAACTGTATATCCTTGTCAGGCCAAAGATGATAGCTCCTCAACTTTTTACCTCCCAACTTATAAGTGTAACTGATGTATCAGCTCCTAGGCTTTTAGCTACATCAATTATTCTCTTAACTTTCGTATATGTTATAACCTTAAAACACTTGTTCCCACGGGCATAAGCCATTATCTTATTCATTCCGTCTTTCCATAAGTTATCAGGGATAAAGTGATACCCTGATAAGCTGTATATTAGTAAGTTCTTCGTGTCAGTAGTCTCTTCTAAAGTGAAGGTAGTTATAATCATTGCATAGATAGTGGCAACATCTTCACCTTCCCCTGCTATAACCCAAGCTTGACTTTTATCTAACAGAAGGTTCTCTAACACTTTATTGAACGCTTCTCCTGAAGTCTCCATATGAGGAGATAGTGTGTAGGCCAAGTGCGCCTTTATATCGTTCCAGTATCTAGATATCTGGTTATTTGTAAGCTTCACCAGCATGTAAACCTCTTACTGTTCTTCTTCCAGAGGACTGCCACTTTACGTTTATGTAGTCCAGTTTCATATCGGCATATTTGCTACATTTGACGGCTACCCTAAACTCATTAGCCGTAGCTTGAATACGGGCAAAACCCATATCATTTACCAGTACCCACGTAGAGCGAGTCCAGCTATCATCTTTGTTATATCTATAATCTACCGCCACATGAGTAGTTGCATCTGTTGTTACTTCTATTCCCAACTCAACTGTTGTTATAGTCTTAAGGTCTCTATAGCCAAAGTCTAACACATCAGTAACAGCTATCGGAATTGTACTAGCGTCAGTAGAAAAGACTCCAAGTAAGGCTCCCTCTACTGTATAAGCACTAGTTACTTGTTGAGGACTTTGGCCTAGACCCGTAGGTGTTAGTACATAACTAAGAGCGTTGTTTGAGCTATCTTCACCGCTAATTATGTACTCGTTATCCCTCTGATTATAACTTATCACGACCTTCTGGTCTACTAAACCATCAAATACTTCCTCATAGCCTAGTTTCTGCAGGCTATAGTTCTCGCTACTAATCCTCCAGAGAACCCCAGCTGTATCAAGGAATATATGCGTGGAGTTGTCGCCTCCAACGCAACCTCTACCTCCGATGCCAAAGGCTCCCAACTTCCGCAATCCAAAAGTTGGATACGGGTCAGTGACATGAGGCATGAACGCAATACCATCGTCTCCATATACCATAACTCCATTTCCTAAAGGTTTAACAACTAGAACTGTTCCTTGCCAAGGCATAGGCATAAAGCCTGCTTCGTTTCGACGCCATAGTTCTAGGAACATACCATCTCTTGTAGTCCTCTTATCTTCTTTTATAACTCCATCAACCGCCATGTCTGGGAGGAATAGATTCAGAAGGTCTCCTCCTCCTATAGTAGTCCACATTACAAAGTTAGTGTCTACATCATCTAAAGTCATATCAAGTGTAAAGGGAGCATGTAGAAGCCAGTCATCCCAGATGGCATCCCAACTTGTACTAAAGTAAGAAGCAGGACTAAACCCTCCCATTATAGCTCTCCCTGGAAAGTCACAACCAGTCTGTATAGCTATAGCATTCTGAACGAACACGTTATTAGTTTCACCAAACATGCCCTCTTTATTTGTTTTGACTACTACGCTAGTTCCATTAAATAGCATCCATGAGTCGTAGAAGTCAGCCATATGCCATACGTCTGAGCCAGTAATGCTCTTAGTTGACGCAGGGTCATTCAGGTCATATGTAGTTACAGCGTCACCCACAGTCCAGTTTGGACTAGCCTCTGTCACAACCTTAAGAGATGTAGCCTCCGCTAATAGCGTAACTGCCTTACCTCTAAGCATCTGAGCAAAAGGCCAGGTGCTAAACTTAGTAGTTGCAAAAGGGTCACTTACATCAGCACAGGGTCTAAGTCCCCACTCTCTTGGTTTAAGGAACTTACATTGAGTTAGAAAGTTGAAACCTCTTCCATGCTGGCTGTAAGGTCTAAGTCCCTTCGTCAATGTCTCCTTCAACGGGAGGTTATATTCTTGCAAGTTCTTTCTCCCTTCTCCTCATTCGTCCAATGCTTTCTTGTCTGCAAGTTCTTCCCCTAATTTAGAGAACGAAGGAGGAGCAATTACGTCCTCACGTTCTTCAGTTAGCTTCTTACGCCTCTCGTTCATTTCCTTGGTTAGCCTACGTATCTTCTCTGCTAGAGCTTCTCTTTCCTTCCTAACCTTTTTGTCACGATAAGGCCTATCTACAAACCTATCCATTTTAACCCTCCATCTGTAGCTCTTCTGCAGCTATACTTTCTACAAGGTCACTATCAAAGCCTTGTAGAGTCTTCTGTATAATATTATTAAAGTCGTTATACCCCTGAGTGTTTCTGAAGAAGCCTTCTCTATTTCTAAGACAAGCTAAGATAAGGAGGTTAGGATAGTTAGTGCTCCAGAAGTTCACATCAGTAGTCTTAGACATTACTAAGGAGTGGAACTTTCCAAACAGCTTAATCTTGCATGATAGATATGAGCTATCCTCAGCCCAGGTACTTCCTGCACTTGTAGTAAGAACTGACCAATAGTCAGCGTAGTTTGCTCCAGTTATAGGTTTATCATCAGTAGTTGCTGTATGTGCAAGAATACACTTATAGTCATTTGAGTCTGTTCCTAGTACAACACTAGCTCCAGTTTCCAAAGGAGGCATACATACAATTCCTTTGTACTTAATATCAGCGCCGCTGGAATAGTTCTTTGCGTCTCTGTGTATTATATTAGGAGCCCAATAGGCTAGAAGTCCTGCCGTTGTGCTTCCCTGCTCAGGATACAACGCAAGCATCTCATCAAGATACTTCTTATCAAGCACGGCTATTTTGCCATCAGTGTCTTCAAACCACACTTGCCTTATAGCCACACACTTTTCAAGGATAGAAATATTATAAGTATCAGCTATCCACGTTTCCTCATAGAGTCTATCCTCTATATGACCTGTTTCTAAGTCTAAGTCTAAACAGGCACCTTCTATAAAAAAGTCAGCGCCGTTATCAGTACCCCACTCAACATCTCCGTCAGCAGTGGCTAAGTCAAAATGACCACTCATCTTTATAAACTGCTGTCTAACCCCAAGTAAATTCATAACTCACCTATTTAATAAAGGCGTGGGCATGAAGCCCACACCCTTATATTACAACAGATTACACAGTATTATCTTTACCAAGGCCGTTCAAATAACCCCATGTTTCAGGGAAGTGTGCCTCAAAACCAGCTTCAGTAAGATATTCCTCCTGCTTACCGTCAATTCCTGTACCTCCACCTTTTTCATAGGTAGTGTCAGGGTAAAAGTTAGTATCGTCTATAAACCGCCATCTGAGATTCTTCGGCTCTATTAAGACCATACTAAAACGGTTAGTTGCCTCGAAAGAGAACATAGGATGGGTCTTCATAGTAATTTGTCCAAAAGGAGTTACCCACTCTCTAACATTAGAACCCCAGGTGGTAGTCCTAGGAGTAAGAGAAATCCAGCCTACGTCCTTAGCAAGTCTCTGGATTCCTAAAAGGGCTCCAGAACCACAGAAGGCTAGTCTCTCATCACTACCATACCGGAATATCTCTTCGAGGTGCTCATCCAACCAACGCTCACCTGCTTGCAGCCAGGTCTTGCCTGTATAAGCAGCACCGGTGTCAAGGGTAAAGTCCTCAACAGTCCCGTAGCTTTTAATCCAGGAGATAAGACCACGGGTAGCAAACTCCGGCTTGTTGTTAGTGCCTTCAGCAGTTCCACTAGTTGAATAGATAGTACTCCAGAAGAGAGCCTTTTCTATTTCAATAGAGTGCTGCTCAAGGGCATCTCTCTTAGCCTCATCGTAAGCGTCCACCGTACGAAGCTTAGTGTGCATTAAGGTTCTTGAGAGGTCGAGAGAGTTACGGAAAATCTGCGTGTTGTTCTCGAACTCTGTCGGAGACTGAGCGATAGCTGTCGGACGTGTCCCACCCATAGGATTCATGTTACCTATAATGAGAAGCGTATCGGCGTCGCCCCAGTCTGTAGAAGTCGTGGTATTGTCGTCACCCTCAAGCATCATAATAGAGACGACTGAGCTAGCGCCATTCTGCACTACGTTAATGACTTTACCTGTAGTGTCTACATTATAGTCATTTGCGTCTCTCACTAATACTTGGTGGCCAGCTCTAAACATTTTTGAGTCGGCCAAAAGTACATTAGCAAACAGAACGTCTCCAGCTGAGCCACTACCTGAGGTATAAGCGCCTGCCAACGAAGAGTCATTATAGAGCCCACTATTCTGAAGCGCTGCCCTTTGAGAAGTTAAGGTTTTTGTCCACCAATGAAAGTGAGGAGCATCAACCCTCTCCTTTTTCATAAGAGTAGTAAGTCCAGTGAGAGGCGCCATTCCGTTAGGAAAGATTCTCATAATTCCAGTCCGCCAACTCTCTGGATACTCGTTAGTTACAAGGTCCTCAGTCGCTCGAAGACCTACAAAATATTCATCAGCCATTATATTACCTCACAAGTTTTTCAAGTTCACCCTTAAAACCACAATGAGGGCAGTCGTAAGGGACATTGACCAAGATGGCCCTACAATCGGGACATCTATATTCGGTCGGTTCAGTTTTTTTAGGCATTTTCTACACTCCTTAATATTACGTTGGGCTAATGCCATCGCCTGAAGAACCAACGCCAGTACTACCAGCTAAACCAGTTGCGCCAATTACCTTAATACAAGCACGGGCAGCAGCGTTCCACTCGATAACGCATGAAAAGCTACAATCCTTAAGCTGTATTGCGGCATGATTACAAACTGGACATTCCCAGACTTCAAGAAGTTCGTCAGCTTTACCTGCCCACCTATTATAGAAGTAGCACCCATCAAACCTGACAAAGTCTCGAATGGCATCTCCGTCGGCTACCTTCATTATACAGTAAGTGTTAACTTCTGCATAACTAAGGAAATCACAATCAACGAACTTTAACTGACTACATATACCATCAAAGAGAACGATAGAATTATCAGCCGTTCTTTTTGTACTAGTACCTCCCATAGTACAGTTGTAAAACTCGTTTAGGCTACAATCTTCAAGCTTCAACGAATAGTTAGTTGCCTCACCCGCTGTTGAAGCATAGTTCATACCCTGAAATGTAACATAGTCCCAGCGATTGTAAGGTCCTGTAATCTCAACACAGAAAGCGGTTGCCTCATCAACACCCTGATAGAACCGGAGGTTGGAAAAGTGACAACCTCTTGCTGATACTTTAAAGGCATTATACCCAGCAGCAGTCTCGCTGGCAAACAGCCTCGCTCTAGACTGATTCTGCAATGGTGCGGCATACCCTACAAAGTGAGTGTAGTTCTTTGCCCATTCTAGCGTATCTGTAATAGTTGCGCTCGTCGCACCGGCCAAATACACTAGAGTATCATTCTGGTCGGCGGTAAGTTTGGCGTAAGCTTCGTGTATAGTCGAGCAGGCAGTACCGGGAGTTCTTCCCGTCATGCCAGCTGACTCTGCAGGGTTCATATAGATTGTCTTGCCTTGACCAGCAATAACATTACCGGCTGTTAGGATACCATCTATTTCTACGCCCCCAGGCACTACGCTTATGCCACTCCTGCGCAACGCTCCTCTAAGTCCCATAATTTATCTCCTAACTGGTATCGCTACCATTAGTAGCAAACCAATGGATGCCGTCGCTAATTAAAACAAAAGCATCGTTTACTGTGTCCATAGTGATATGAGTAAAATCAGGCTCGTCAACATCACCAAAGTCCTTAACAGTAACATCTACACCGTCATCTTTAACAAGATAAAGGAAAAATATCATTCCTCCTGCTAATGCTACTGGAGGCAGATATAACGTAAGGGCATTAGCATTGTCAGTTGTTAGCTCAACACTTCTTATGTCCGTAGTCATCTCGTACTCAGTTACTAAAGCACTGCTAGTTACAAAAGCCACCCCCGCTCGAGGGGTTAGACCTGCATTAGCCGTCCTTTGCCCTTGTTGGGCCCCTGGAATATTCATAATTTATCTCCTAACTGGTATCGCCACCGTTCATTGCGAACCAGTGAATACCATCGCTGGTACAAATAAAGGCGTCGTTTGTTGTGGCTATGGTAACTGCACTAAAGTCAGCATCATCACCATCATCGTCAATGACAAGATTTCCTCCAGCACCTGTAACGATGTAGAAGAAAAACATCATCCCGCCCGCCTGTGCCACTGGAGGTAGAGTCAGCGTAAGGTTCTTACTGCCATCAGTTACCACAACCCAGCTCCTCTGGTCAGTTGTCATATAGACAATCTCATGGTCAGTGCTATCTCCAGTTTTATAAACGACCCCACCTCTAGGAGTTAAACCAGCGTCAGCAGTTCTTTGTCCCTGCTGGGCTCCTGGAATGTTCATAATTAAATCCTTTCTAAACTCGTTAACAATTTGTTAACAAGATTTACGACCAATTATAGTTAAGAACGTTCCACTGGAGGCCGTCGCTCCATAGCAGAACGAAATCCCCTGGCTCATCCAGGGTTATGTCAGTGTCCGCCCTCAAAAACCCACTATCTATAAGAACGTCTACTTCCTCACTATTTATGAGGACAAACACACTTATAAAGTTTCCTGGGCTATCTGCGGGTCTAGGCACCTTAATACTGATAGCAGAATCGTTAGAAGTAAGTTCCACGAAGACTGTAACATTCGTCTCGTCAGGTAGCCGTAGGCCTTTGTTCGTGTGGTAAACTTCCACTGCCCCAACATCCTCGATATACAAACCATCTCTAAGTCTCATGTCTGTACTCCTGATAATTCGTACCAGTTATTTCCATCGCTATATAAAATAGTATAATCGTCAAGTGCTGTCATAGTAACATTGTTTGCAGCTGCCGCATCTGATATGTAGATGTTAGCGCCATCTGCCGAGAGTGCCTTAAAATCATTAGGGAGAACAGCATCATCGTCACATCTAATAACAAATATTAATCCTGCTACATCTTGTGCTGCTGGTAAGGTCACATCATGTGCGGCAACCCCTCCTACACTACAAACTGTCATAACTTCTTCAGTTATGGTAGCGTCAGCAGATGCGTAAATTAACTTTCTCACCATTCCGTCATAAGTTTTCATCGCTTCCCCTATAGATGTGATATATTCTCAGCTATTGGGTGCCAGTGACAACCATCGCTATATAATACTACATACTCACCATTAGCGTCTAGAGAGATAGAGGGATACATACCGGACATCCCAGCAAGAATGTTTTCAGTTATTATATCAGCAGAGTTCTGCGATATAGTTAGAATATTAGGGTCAGCCGTTGCTGTACCAAATATAGTATAAATATGCCCCGCTGCGTCCTTAACAGGCGGAAGTGTTACAGTCTTCGCTGCTGCAAGGGTAGCGTTTACAACTCTGTCGCCTAGTTGCATAGCATAGGTATCATTTATAGCTATCTCTTGCGTTATCTCGCTAGCCCTTTTAGGAAAGACAATAGTTCTGTTCCTCATTGTAGCCTCACCTTGAATCCATTAGCTGTTTTATTTCTGCTCCTACACCTGTAGGTTCCTTAGGTTGAGGAGCTCTCTTTCCTGAACCAGGGTTAAAGTTGCCCCTACGTTTCTTCTTTTTATCACCCTTATTCTGATTAGGAAGAGTCTCACCAGTGCCTAGTCTCCTTCTAACCTCCTTAGCCAAGTTTGTAAAGTGTGTTAGAGGAGGAGTTTCTGGGTCCTTTTTAACCATCTCATTATAGACATAAGAGACAAACTCCCTTTGAGGAAGCAGGTCTTGATTCTCTACAAAGAACTGGTCTGCTTGCCTGTATGTTGCAACCTCGTCCTGGACTAACCTAGTTATAACAGGTGGAAGGCTCTTGTAAACATGCTCGAGGGCTTTATTAGCTGCCACGCTTGCAGTCTTATTAAGCGTTGCATTTATCTTACTTGCGTCATTAAAGAGTTCCTCAAGGTCGTCGTCCTTTCCTATGAACTCATCTTCTAGAACAAGAGTTGGTGCCTTATCTTCCTCTATCTCATCAGGTTCTGTTCCCCTTCCAGAGACCTCATTTAGTTGCTGTCGAAGTAACTCGTTCTGCTTAAGCAAAGCCTCCATCTGTACCTCTTGAGGTGTTTTCTCACTATCTACCTCACCTTCGTCCTCAGTCTCTTCATCACCTTTGTCTTCTTCACCCTTTTCACTTGCCTCCTCTGAATCTCCCTCAGTTTCCTCAGTCTCCTTGTCTTCTTCCCAAGAAACATCCTCTTCCTCGCCAGCTCCTTGCTCTTTGCCTTCCTGCTCTTTGGTTTCCTCATTAGACAGGCCCTCCTCTTTCTCTTCTTGAGGAGATTCCTCCTTGGACTTACTTCCCAGTAAGCTTCCTACTTGTTCTCCAATGTCATGAAGGTTCATCTGACTCCTCTCCTTCGGTTTTAATACTGTTAATTAAAGTATCAGGCATTTCTAGCGTGCTCCTAATAGCAAAACACTGACCTTGTAAATACGAAATCTCATTTCTATCGTGACCTTCTCCAAGCCTTTCAAACTCGTCTCTTGCTTTAATCAGCTCAAGTATCAACTGTTCCTTTACGTCTTGCCATACCTTGTTATCCTTAAAGTCCATTATCTCCTGTCTGGTAGACTTCAAGGGTATCTCACCACCTGTCTTTTCCAACTCATTAAATAACTTAACCCATTCCAATAGCTTCCTCCATAGGTACAAGGTTTCCAGCTTGAGCCTGAGCGGCTACCTCCTCATCAGGTAACACTGAGGCCTGTATGTTTCTCTTTTTAAATCTGTGTAAGTTTCTAGCTCCTGAAATCCTAGCCCAGTGCTCAAAGATTCTAGTCACGTCAAACTGCTCTAACAGAGCAGGTTGGGAAGCTATAACTTGAAGCATAGCCATCCAGGCCTGAGGGTCACCACTAGTAGGAAGTGTAGCATCATGAGTTACTACGTTATACTTGATTAAGATATCAAGAGCTCCTACCATTACTCTATCCTTAGCATCTCCATATTCTTCCCTTAGTCTCTCCTCGTACTCACCAACTATAGAGACATACTGCTCTTGTGACATGAACTGCTGAGTATGTGAAGCATACATTTCGGCTAGAGGATTTATAGCCTGCAAGCCAGCAATTAGAGCTTGCTTCTCTAACCTAGAAAGTGCACCACCTTGCCTTCCTTGAAACTCTGTTGCGCTGATTCTCTCCTTCTTAGCTGCAACGCCACCCTGCAAAACATCCTCGGCACCAGAGACCCTATCTAACAGCTGCGCTATTACTCCAGACTCTCTAATATGAGCTGAGGTAACATCAGTAACTTTAAGCTGCTCTATTACGTCGGCAACGCCTCTTCCCCAAACAGCCCTTCTTGTTCTAATTACTTTGCCGGGCTTTGGTGTGAGGAGGTCGTTGACGTTAATAGACTTAGGGTCAACCACGAACATATCGTGGATTGCCCTACGGACATTTTGAATGTGCGAATTATAAAGGAAGTTTATAAGAGTCTGCAATCCATAAATAGTCTCAAGCTTAGATATAGGCGTAACTGAATAGCCATCGTACTCAGGAGAGCATATAACAACAGGAAACATGTTGTGGTCTAAGTCTACTGGATGAGCAGAGGTTATTACCTGGTCTCCTGTTAAGGCAAAAGCCCACTTCTCTGGATATCTACCTTTCCCTATAGCGGGCCCCTGGTCTCCACGAGTCCTCCATTCACTTGGGATAAGGTCTATATACATATAGATAGTATCCATACGAGAAGTGTGGCTGTGGTATCCTTCAGCATTAGAAGACACACCATACTTATCTCTTTTAGAGTTATCCTGTGCTAGCGTACTCCTTCCGTCTATATGAGCTAAATACTTAGCATTAAATACATTAGAATCATAAGCTTCCCTACCTAGTAGCTCTGTTCTACTCTCTATCCTAATCCAACCTACGTATTCACCTCTCTGAATATCCTGAATAGGATGATTAGGGTCGGGGAGGAAGTTATAAGGGTCTATGTTATGAAGTTCATTGCCCTCAAACTTCACATCCTCGACCCTATCTACAATATCTTCGTAGCCAGTAAATCTATTAAGCATTACTGAGAAAATACCCTGTTTCCTCTTCTGCCTTTTCCACCCCATCTTCTGTGACCAAATAGGAGCTACAGCACCAAAGCCATAGGCAAGCGCATCTCTGAACATTGTATGAAGTTGAATACCCATACCACTTTTTCTGGTCTGCAGCTCTATTATTTTCTCTAAAAGAATGCCACCTAAAACATCCTCATCAGTAAAGCCCTCATAGCGGAAGATTGGCTCTTCTAGGAAGGCTATAACGAGATATGTGAGGAGTGTATCTATAGTGGCATAAGAAAGGGGAACGACCATAGATACCGACTTTGTCTCGTCCTGAGACCGCAAGGTCTCCTCGGCATCTGATAGAGGAATGAAAGACGTTAGAGTCTCATCTACCTTATTCCAACTGGGAAACCTTGCAGATATAGCAGCCCGACTCTCCTGAGCTCGATATAAGATTTCACCTTTTAAAAACTCGTGCATTTCGCTTCCGGGTCTTAAGTCCATATTAAGAGGATAAGAGTACTTATATCTGGCATCTAGTACACTAGCATTTAAAGTCTGCTTCGGATATGGATTCAATATATTCGGCATCTATTACCTCGTTATATCTCGTTAACAAATTGTTAAAGAGATTAAATATAAATAGGAACCTCAAGTCCCGGCTCGTTCTCAATCTCCTTATATTCTTTTTCTATCTCTTCAGGAGTCTCTCCGCCCTCAGGTGTAAAGTAGCGTTCTCCTTCTTCTAACACATAAACTATTCCAGACGCAGCGTCTATCTCATCCCACTCGCTAGGCTTAGGCCACTGAAGCAGGTTCTTCTCAAGCGACATACAGGAAGTCCTGTTATGGAAAACATGACCGCCTCTATACCAGGGAATTAAGCCTGCACTTCTTTTAGCCCCTCTTTTACCTTCTCTAGGATTTACCTCTATTATTATGTAATTGACTCCTCTAGCGTGCATAGCATTTCTAAGAGGAAACGTAATATACTCATGGAGGGCTGTAACTTCAGGAGCGAGAACCAAGGCACCTAGTCTCTCAGCCATATCTAGCATTTCATTATATAGCTGGTCTGGGGTCAACTGCTCCTTAACTACATCTCTAATCCACATCTTGTGCTTTCTAACATTTACAGTGATACCTACAACAGCAGTTTTAGCGCTTCCCTTTTTCATAGTCTTAGCAGGGTCAGAGAGAATAATACTCTCTGAATCTGAGCTATGTAAGTCTGGGTCGTCTTCGTTATAATCTTTAAAGTACTCAGGCTTAAACCCTTGCTCGTCAAGAGCAATAGGAATATTACGAAACTCCCTATAGAATATATCACTTTGGCCTGCATCCTTAAACTCCTTATATATAGAGTAACACTGCTCATTAGATATATGCTCAGGCCAATTCGAGACAAAGTCATCGTCGCACAGTTCGAGTTTAATCCTACGCCAGTCAGGGTACTTTTCCTCGTCTAGCAAATTGGCTAGCAAAGAGTCTTCATGGAGAATAGTTCCTATTACTATGATACGCCATTTAGGGTCACTCATCTCAACGCTATTCTTAACAGCAGATAAGAACCATTTCTTTAACTTTTCCCTTCTCTCCTCACTCTCAACTGCCTCGTCGTCTTCCAAGTCGTCAACTATATAGAGGTCAGGCCTATAATTACCAAACTGTCTACCTCGAATCTGCTGTCCAGCACCACGAGGCATTACCTTAATACCAGTAGAAGTTACCCACTCAAGTGTAGAGAAGGAGCCTTGACCAAAGCCAGAAGTTCTAATAGGCCCAAATACAGGGAGCAAGTCTTCATTACTTAAGAGCTCCATCTTAAGGTTCTCGGAGAACTCTATAGCGCTACTACCAGTAGAGGAGATAGGTATGATATAGTGCCTGTCTCGAAAAACTATCTTTTTTGCTGGGTAAGCCTTATTAATAATTGAAGTCTTTCCCCAACCTCTAGGCATGGCTATAACTAGCTTTTGAATACGCTCGTCGTCTAAGAGCTTAAAGACATCAGCATGACCTTTAGAGAAAGGCTTATAAAAGGTCTTAGGCATAAAGACCTTACAGAACATTGCCGTGTGCTTATAACACTCGTAGAGGATTTCCTCAGTTTCTTTATCTATTCCTTCGGGTATGTAAGGCATTAGACAGTATGCTCCCATCCTATCCCGTCGGTGATAGTAACTAATATAGAGATAATCCTATCTGATACAGTGTCGCCTACAAAAGCAACAGGGTCTGTGTCGCCCACCTGATAAGGTGGACCTCCAGAAGCAAGTATCTTGTCCAGGGTGATAGCTACCTCGTTAGCGGCTACACCCTGAGCTAAAAGCTGTGTAGAGGTTTGGCTTGCCGCCTCGTTCAGCGATACCAGTTGGTTTACTAACTGCTGAACTTCCCGCAGTTTAGCCCTTCTAGTAGCCAACAGTTGTGTAGTAGTCGTAAATGCCATCTTTGATTCCTCCTATTAATGAACAAACTTAAGTAAGGCTCTCTCATCTTTTCCGCCACTATCGAGGAAAGTTCCTCTAGCTAAAGTATCCGAGTTTTGTGGCCTTATTCTTATAAGTGAATCAGTTCCAGTAGTTACACTTGTATCTTTAGTATCGTCAGTCTCATCACCTACCGTGATAAAGGTAGCTACATTGCTCTGGTTATCAAACTCTGCATCGTGCTGAGCTTTGCTTCTTATCGTGTCAGATATTCTAATCTCGTCTAGAGTACCAGTTAAATGACTGCCACCATAATTGAACCCAAAGTATAGGTTGTGTGTGGATTCTGGTTCTGTAACAGACAGAACACCATTACCGGCAGCTGTAATAGTTAAAGACTCATCGTTCTTATTAATATAGAGCTCAATGGTGTCTCCACCATAAACTACCTGGCAATAGTGCCAAGTGGCTTCTAAGCAATTAGTACTTCCGCAAAATCTGATTTTAGTGCCACTAGTATCAGTTCCCCGAAATTCTATCTTCCCTGTAGGGTTCCTAAATGTAGTAAAGCCGCCCTCATAGCCTTTGTCCACGTATGCATGAACATATCCAGTAGACCTACGAAACCAAAAACTAATAGTCTTCGTTGCTGACATAAGAGCTACGTCATGAGGCGTTATTATCTTATGCTCACTCGCTGCCTCAAAGCCCTGACCATAGTCTATTCTTCCAGCGCACTGAGCAGGCCCACCAGCTTCTGACTTCGTTCCTACTAAAACGTTACTTGTACTATCTTTTACGTGCTCATTATCAGGGTTATCGTACATATGCCAGACACCAAGATAGTTATCATCCCAAACGCTTTGACTTCCATAAGCTTCACCTACAGCTGGCTGTGTGTATGTAGGAGAGTTGTAATACATATAGATAATAGTGTCCTCAGAAGCAGAAACTGACGGCACTTTAACCCAGCCATAAAGGACTCCAGTATCACCAGAGTCTATATATCTCTCAATCTCAAATGGGAGCCTTGTAGTATCATCCGAAAGATAAAACATCATATCTTGACCGTCTGCTCTAAGATGCTCCTTATCAAAGTCAGATACGTAAATGTAAAGAGGAAAGTTCGTCAAAGTGCTACTTACCTTAGTATGGTCTATAGTGATAGTTCTTCTATTGCTAAAGGCATAACCTACTACAGTAGTAGACCTACTCGCACGTTCCCTGACAACTATTGTATGGTTAGCGTCTTTTAGCTCTCTAGTAGTACTAGTAAGAGCTGTTATGTCATCTGAGATTCTCATGCGTATGTTACCTCTCTACTTAACGTAACATTTCCTTCAATCACACGAAAAACATTGGTAGTCTCATAAGCCTCAACATCGTAGACAGCTCTCGTGAAGCTTAAGGTAGTGGTAACTGCTGAAGTTACAACTATCTTAAAAACTCCAGTAGCACCAGGCTTTGAAATAACAATAGTAGGAGTTTCACCCTCGGTTGTTAGTAAGGTAGTGCTAGAACTATAAGTAGCCCTAACATTCATCCTGAGGGTATAGCCAGATATATCCTTTGCAGTACCAGTAGAGTCTTCCCAACGGAAGTACCGCTCAAAGTTCGAGCCTTCCTCTATAGTTAAATCCCAACGTCCAGCTAAGTCCATCATTTCCTTCCCAGCAAAGTCTTAATATCAGTCTTTATATCTCCAATATCCTTGGCCATGTTCTCTATACTAACAACTATTCCAGAGTGCTCTGAGCACTTCCGGCTGTTATTTTTAGGTGTATACCTGTTTAGTGCACCGAAAGCTAAAACACAAGCTCCAGCTAAAGCTATACCATCTCCAGGTGATAACATATCACTTGTCCTTCTTTCCAGCTATCTTATAAACCACTGACTTCATAACTGAGATGATAATATCATCATACTTGCCAACTGGAATACCAAAGGGCTTCCACGTCTTAGGCGTGAGATAAACAATCTTCTCAAGGATGAAGAAACCAATTAAGAGTAACTTCCAGTTTCCAACAACAAAGGCTTCCATCGTTTCCTCCTACTTCTTTTTAGCAGGGCAAGGCTCTCCTCGAGCTTTTCTCCTGCCTGTTTTTCTAAAAGCGTCCTTGTAAGGGCCTGTTCCGTCTCTTTTCTTCCTAGTACTTTTACCCATTTTAGACTCCGTAAAGGTTACGAGTAGATTCATAGAAAGCTGCAAACCATGCAGCATTCTTTTCCTCATTTATAATCTGTATCTGAGGAGATATGTAGCCATTAGCAAATAGCGTGTCGTCTTTTCCTATCTCTATAGCAGCAACACCGTTTTCCATTGCTACGTAGCTAACTGCATTAAGCTCGGCGTCGGCATTGTCGACGTCTACTCCGTTTATATAAAGGTTAACCCCAGCACTAGTTCCACTACCACTATAAGAAGCACCTACATGTATCCAGGCCTCCTCATCGCCACTTATATCTGCTGTCTTTCTACCAATATAGCAGTCAGCAACACTCTCATCAAATAGCTGGAAGGAAAGCATGTCGCTAGCATCGACAAGAAACCGCCACTCGCCAGAGGTGTTATAAACACCCTTCTTTATAATAGGAAACTCAGTTGCATCAGTCATGTTTATCCACGCTGCAACGCTAAAGGGGTGGTCGCTGCTAGCGATAGTCCTGCCAAAGGAAAGTAGGCTATTGTCAGGGATAGACAGATAGTCTGTCGTGCCATTTAACAGAAGTGCATAAATTGTGCTGTTTATAAGCGCCCAGTCACCTGCAGCTAGGCCTCCCTCAAATGAGCCATCAAGGGTGTTTCTACTACTATCATAAAGAACAGCAGGTAAAGTGCCAGGAGCATTACGCCCATAGACTATAGGTGCAAATATTATTCCAGTTGTTTTCATATTTAAACTCCATAAGATTGGTAAAGGTTTGCTACTTGACCAGGGTTAAATGGGTAACTGTAAATGCGAATGTCAGCCAGACCGCCATCAAAATGATTAGCGCCTGGAACATCTCGTCCAATTCTAGAGGGATACTCAATAGTTCCAATAGTGTATGTTGATGCAGCACTGTCTCTCTCAACACCATCTACATACACCTTGTGTGTTCCACCAACACTGTCAACTATGATAATAATATGATGCCACTGATTGTTATTTATAACTCCAGTTAAATCTACATATTCATATTTATTATTTCCATCATCATCATATCTCCATCCATAATAAAATTTACTGTCAGTAGCAGTATAAATATAAAATCTATTTTTTGTACCTGTGTCTGTGTTTGCAAAAATCCAGTCTGTCCGGCCTCCAAAATTGCTCCACTTAGCCCAGAAAGAAAAAGTAAACGTTGGGCCTAAAATCTCACCAGTAATTTCAATGCTATCACTATTATCAGCGACAAATAATGTTATGCCATTAGAACGACCAAGCCAGTCATTACCAAAAACAGGGGTATTTGCTGGGGTCCCATTATTACTATTTCGGCTCTTATCCCTGAAGTAAGTGCCATCGTAGTTTTCACTATTTAAAGGCCAACGACCTAAAATTCCCGTAGACTTCATTCCCCCTCCGTCGGGTGAGCATCTTCGTATTCTTGAATAGCAGCAGAGAGAAAGTTAGAATAAAGATTCATCTCCTCCATATAGGCATCTCCCTGAGTCTTCAATGTCTTCACCTGAGCAGTTAGTGCCTTACCATCTTTAGCAAGATTATCAATCCTGCTTTGGAGAGCACCCCTACAACTCGTAATCTGTCGATATTCACTATCCGTTAACATAGTTAACCTCCACTATTAAGCAACAGGTACAACGTTACCGTCACTCGTTAAGGGTTTCCAAAAGCAATAGAATGTGACTACACCGCCAGTAAGGTTGGCCGTTCCAACAACAGCAATATCTTCACCATCCCCAATTAAGGAGTAGGAAGTCGAAAGCGTGTCAAACTTCGCAGGGCTGTTATCTACCCACACTGCGTTTGCTGCTTGCATAGCCGTTCCAGCCGTTGCTACTAAAAGCCCGGCAGCTGATGTAGCCGTACCTACTGAAGTTGAATCGGCATGATTTGTAAGAACAGTCGTAATATAGCCGACAACATTCACCGCTACCATTCCAGTTACAGTGAAGGCAGCATAAGAAACTGAACCATCGTAGGTTATTTGCTTTGATACTAGATACCCGTCTCCAAATTGCCTTACCCCATCGCCAAGAGCTTCTAAACTATCAGTTGTGCGGTCGTAGTTTGCAACATCAGCCTTTGCTAGAATATATCCCATAACTGAGGCATTATCTGTACAAGTTTGGAGGTTAGTAGTTACAGCCTCCTGCACTAGCTCGTCAAGGTTATCTGCGTCAATAGCAGCAGTTACATCTGCTTGAACTGCAGCCGCAGCAACAAGGGATGATATGGCTTCAAGAGACATAGTATTGTCGTCAAAGTCAGCTATCTCACCATCAATAGTAAGCATGCTAGCAAGCCAGCTATCATCAGCTACCCTACTATGGTCGGCATCTGCATGAAGGGCAAACAGGACAACGCTCTCATGTAGAATTATTATCTCGTCATCTGCTTCAACATTAGCGGAGAAGGCAGCAGTTGTAAACGTGCCGGTAGAGCTAACGTAGTCAGTTATCTGCCTACATTCACCTTTCAGGGGCATCACCAAACGTCGTTAGTGTCTTCTAAACAATTACTATGTAGTATTTAGTCGTTAAAGTAATCGTCTCCGAATCCTTGGAGCGCAGGCACGAGTATGGCAGTAGTACTACCTGTCATATCAGCATCAGTGGTGGCCTTAAACACTCCGCCCGAGACACCTCCTACGCCTCTATATATCTGCCCGTATATGTGTCCCATCTATAACCCTCCTTACAATCTTGTTAACAATTTGTTAAAGAGATTAATTAGCTTCCAGCCTTAGCATCGTAGAAGATCGCATCTACATCAAACGCTGCGGCAGCTATCGTATGCTCTATCGTTATTTTAAATCCGTAACTAGCAGGAAACCCACCAAAGGTAATTGCTGCTGGGTCGGCCTGCGCATCGTTATACACATTGTTATTATCAGTACTTATTTTACGATAAGTTCCGCCAGATTTCAGCTTAGTATAAACTCTAAACCTGACCTGGTCTCCGGCAGCCATATTACTGAGGTCTATATAGCCACCAATAAACTCAAACGGAACACCGTCGCTTTCCTCATAAAGTGTCTGTTCAGTTTCGTCTAAGGTCGTAGTACCAGTATCAGTTTCAGCCATGTCTAGGTTAGCATGAACCTCCTCAACTACCGTGTCTATGGAATTAGCACTAGGCTGAATCTTCTCAAACTTCGTACCAATCGCAGTAAACACTGCCTCAACAGTTGTTCTTGCAACACCATCAACCGTTGGGGTGAACTCATTAACATCGTTCATTCCCCAGACGCCAAGGTAATCTTCCCACGCTAACTCCCAATTAGCCCTAGCATCGCCATTGTTGACCTTGATAGACATGGCACCACCGGCTGCTGTGAAATATGATGCTAAGATATTAAGAGCAACTTCCATATCAGTTCGTGCAGCGCCCTGAATAGTCGGGTTAAATGTGTTAGCAGCCGTCGCTGCAAATAGACCAGCTATGTTCTGCAGAGCTGCGTCAAGGCTAGTATTAGCAGTATTATTGATACTAGTATAACCATCGTAGTCGTCGTCGCCTACAAGAGAAGTCACGACTGCTCTTAGGACAGCTGCTAGACTTATACCATTTGCTGGATTGGCAGCTGCTGGGTAGTTAGCAACTCCACCACCATCGAGAATATCATCAAGATGGTCACAGACCAATTCTAAGGTTCCCCTTGCAGCGTTATTGACAACCGGGGCAAAAGTGTTAGCAGCATCAATTCCTATAATAGCTGCAAACTTTTGAAGGGCAAGATTAAGACTCGCATTAGCCGTGTTAGATATATTGGTGTAACCGTCAAAGTCGTCACCACCTACTAACGATGTCAGAATAGCTCTAACAGCACTAGCAAGGCTAACTCCGTTTGCTGGATTAGTCGCAGCAGGAAAGGCAGCTATTCCATTAGCACCTCCAAGCATATGATAGAGCTTAATCAAAAACCCACCATTTGCTGACAGGATAACAAAATCATCTGCATTAGCAGGAGCCTCAGTCCACTGGTCACTTGCTGCAAAGATAACATTTTTATCAGCACCAACATAGTCGTAGATAGTATGCATCTGGCCTATGCAAGCACCCTCAGTAAACATAAGCAGGCAGCCGTTATAATGGTCGTTTGTAGCTTCTGTTAAGTTAGTATCGAAGTCAGTAGTTGCAGCGCCAACATCACTTACAGCACCAGCAACCACTACGGAAGTTCCTATTAGACCCTTAAGGTAGCTTATCGCACTATCTTCATCATTAATAGCAAAAGACCACGTATCAGCTTTGCTCCCTGTAACATGAGCAGATGTAGTATTAGTTACAGCATCAGTGCTTGGAACTAATCCCTGTCCACCATCTCCAGCGACTATAATATAAGCCACGTTGGTTGGTGCAACTGTGAAAGGATGTTCAGCATCTAATGTAAACACGCCTGATGTTTCTATAAAGTCTACAATTTTACGAGCCTCAAAAGGCACATCGCCGGCTATCATAATTAGTATGTCACCGTTGAAATAGTCGTTCTCAAAGGCAGCTCCAGCAGTTGTATCAGCAGGAACGGTTGTTGAGCTAGTCGTCAGTGTACCTTCATAAATTACTCTAGAACCAAGAATACCCTTTATCAAGCGTTGAACTGAGCTAGTTGTAGCAGTCCTTGTATAGTCAGGCGTGTCAGCTTTACTACCTGTAGCTTCTGCGGGAACTCTATTAACTACCGAGTCAGTTGCCGGAACCCATGCGATTTGATTCTTGAGTATAACATAAGGAACTGTACCAGGAACTGCGTGGAAGCCTTTACCTGGATCGAGGGTGAACACATCACCTGTTGAGTCAAAGTTATGAATACATCTAGGCTCATATGCACAAGCTCCAGTTAGTGGCATTATCAGACAGCCGTCGAAGAAGTTAGATGCCTCAGCTCTACCCGTATCGGCAGGAACTGTTTGACTATCAGTAGTTAGCGTACCACTTGCTATGACATCAAGACTGCCTTCTTTTGTTAGGATAACGAAGGCGCTTGTGGTACTAGTAGCAGCAGTCCACTTCCTATTAACACCAACTGAGCTAGTTCCATCAAAGGAAGATATAGTCCTTGCCTCACCAGCACTTCCACCTGCTAAAGGAACTATAATAGACCCAATAAGGTCACCGGCACTATAACCACTTAGTCCAGTTGAGACAAGTGTACTTGTCGTGCCAGCGCTAGTCGTAACTCCCTCATGGCAAATCATCGTATTGTAAACAGTAGCACCAGAACCATCTTCCTCAAAACCTGTTCCAGCAGCGTCCACTATCTGCAGTGCCTGTAAGACAGCCTCGTTACGCTCGAAGAGGTTACCATCTATGTCAGCTTCAGCAGCACTTATATAATCGGACTTGAAGCTACCAACAAGATACTGACCGGCTCCGCCTGCTCCACCAAGGGCGTAAAAGTTATCGAAATCACCCTGGGCAGTTTCATTGGCATCTGTGTTTGCACCATTGAAAGTCTCTTGATAGAAACTAACCTCATTAGTCATGTAATTGTTGGGATCTTCAATCTGGGTTATGAGTACCCAAGTTTGGTCTGGTTCAGGAAGGAGACTATAATAAAGGCGCCAAGTTTGGTCGAGGCGCTCTATTTTGAATGCTATGTCGTTGTCAGTAATGGCACCAGTGTTAACTGTAGCCTCGGCACCATCGTTGAGCTTAGAACGAACCTGAACTCTATCAACGCCAGTTCCCTTTTGCCTTTCAACAAAGATGTAGTTAGTAGCGTCATAAGCTGCACTCTTTGAAACCCCAATGCCGACGGCCTTAGCTGTTGCGCTATCAGTAGTTCCCCATGTACAGGCAACATCCTCTGTAACAACAAAGAAGTCTGCAAATATAGGAAGGGATTTGCTAACAGCATAACGGTTAACGCCACCGACGTCGTGACTAGACTTAATATAAAGCTTTCCACTCGTAGTCGAGTTGATGTTAGCGGCACCGCCTGCTGCAGCAGTAATGTATTCTACATCCCACCGGTCAGTGTTAGCATCTGCATCAAGTACATCAAAAGGGTCTCTATCAAGTTCAGTCCAGTCTGCAACAGGGTTAAGAGTCTGCTTTAAATCTTCTAGGCGCTGTAGAATAGTTCCATCAGCATTTGCTAAGACATTAGCAGACGAGAACTCATCACTTGCTGTGTCTCGGCCTATAGCAACTACGTTCTCATGTAGGATTAGAAGCTCATCACTTTCCTCAACGTTTACTGAGAAGCCTGTCCCAACAAGAGTGAAAGTTCCAGTAGTACTAACGTAGTCTGAAATCTGAACTATCTCTTCCTCAGGAGCATTGCCAGCGCTATTAGCATTCCTAATAATCTGCATCCAATACTTATCATTGAACGTGTCATCTTCTTGTCCTGCAAAGTCATGAGAGATAACAGTTGTCCTGCTAGCAGTCATACCAGCATCAGCCATACCTCTCATACCAAGACCTAGAGCCTCAATAACTGAGGCATAAGAAATAGGAAAGTTGATTCCTTCCCCTAATATTATAGGCGTATAGTTTATTTTCATGCTCCTGCCCTCACAATCAAGTCACAAATGGCGTCAGAAGGACTTGCACTTTCAGAGACAAAGACGCCTTTGTAATAAGGGAAGACTCCAAGCCTAGTCCATATGATGTGATAAGTGCCATCCGCTGTATAGACAGCATCGCCTATCTCCATTAGGGGTACAAAATTCGTCCCGTTTGCTGAGCCTTCTATCCTAGCCTTCACCCAGGCATCTACATCAGCAAACGTAAAAGCGAAGGAAAGATTAGTAACCCCATGTAACTGAGCAGTATTAGGGTGAATCCTAAGGATATCAAAATCCCCTGGTGCTGCTAGTTGCCCTACACAACCTGTCCCGGTGTTATCATAGACAACCTGACCATTTAAGGCCTCAGCTGTCCTTACAAGTGTAGCCATTAAGACCTCCTAATTTTCATAACTAACCTTTTAGACTCTTACTTATAGTCTTAGCCTGCCTAACATGCTCTGCCTTTTTAGTCTTAACCTCACCGGCAAAGGACTTTCCCTTTAAATAACAAATCCTCATATAGCGATTGCCACTGAGGCTCTTAGTCCTAACCCTTCCACCTTCACTAACGCAGTTTTCAAACTTCTCAGGCACTTTGTACCTCAAACTCAGCTTCAACCATGCCTGCTTTAGCAGCCTCTATCTGGGCAAGTGCTGCCCTTTCCTTTATTCTATCTAAGATAGTCTCATCAACCATATGAGTATGCTTAACGTTCCCTTGGACAGTTTTGACCTTAGCGGAAACTTCTTTGCGGTCTAAAGCATCCATTGCTACCCTTACCCTGAGCCCTATATCTGCCTGCTGTCCATTGTTAGCCTTCCCTTCAACCACATCATCTAGTAAGTTTAGCCCCTTAACTCCAATATCCAGAATCCTCTTCCCCACATCAACTACCACACTATCCTTTGCAACACTTAGAACTTCTAACTCCTTCTTATAAAGCTCGCTTCCCGTAACAGCACAGACGTTCTCAGGAGTACAACCCAAATCCTTAGCAATCTCTTTATGCTTAAAGCCCAACGAGTCAAGTCTCTTCATCTCCTGATGCTTTTCCTTCATCCTCTTTATCTGATATTTTCTTTTATCTACACTAGGAAACCTGCTCATAACTCCTCCTATTATTATGTAATAAATATAACATAACCAAACCATCTAAAAACCCAATTTAGCAAAACTAACCAACTAAATCCAATACAATCAAATTGCCATCTCTGTAACAATTTGTTAAAGAGATTGTTGCTGCAACAATAGCAATTTGTTAACAAGATGAGATACCAACGAAGTTGGTGTGATTAAAAATAATCCTTTTAAAGTTTGGGAAAATATATGGAAGTGGGAGCCATCCTAGGAGGCTAGGGCGTTCTCCCCTTATGACGGGTTTATCTTACCATTGCAATATCCTCTTTTTCATTGAACCACTAGGTGGGGGGAGAACTATTGTTTTATTCCGTTATTGTAGTTCTGTTATATAAGGGTTATGTTATATTCTGTTGTTGTTATATCCTATTGATGTAATGAGCTGTTTATATGTGAACACCTGTTTATATGTGAACTATTGGGCAATGCTAGAAGGATGAACCGGTGCCCTTTGGCATGAATTTGTATTAAAATGACACGTTTGTATTGAAATGGGACATTTATATAGGTGGTACAATTTACACCTAGGTCGTATAAATGTAATGTTTATAACTAGTTATGATTTTTGGCACGAGGTTTGCAATACATATCATTGAAAATAAATTAAAATAATCCTTGACAACCAATTGTCATTGATTATATTTAATACAAATGTTCTTTTTACAATTGAATATCGTTACGGGTGATTATCCTGTTTCATGTTATTTCATGAAACGGAGGTGATAGCATGAATTATAAGGTAATCGGTGTGATTATACCCTTAGGTGTTTTCGAGGGAGCCGATGCGGCTATTGAAAAAGAAACCGAGGGGCACGTTGACGTGATTACAACCGTTCAAGATTTTTTTGAACAACTTTTTGAATGTGAACACGGTGACGTATCAATATTCACAACCATAAAAAGCGCTCGAAAGGGCAAGCTACCAACCGTATTTTAATTATATAACGTTCATTGTGAAAGGACTATTAAAATGAAACAGGATATTCAAATATTATCGGATGGTCATATTAAGGTGACTCAGAGCATTTTGCCGTCAGGTTCCAAGAAGTGGAATGATAATGCTGATGATGAAGTGTTCTCACAGATTTCACTGACCTTAACGTTTGATATATCGAAGGTTTGCGGTAATGTGACCTTTGTAGAAGTGTCACCTTTGCTCAAAAAAGCGATGGATAATTATTTCATCGAAGCAAGGGAAAGCCTGAAAAAAGAAGCAAAGGTAGGCTACGAGAACAAATCTCACAGGGAACAATACGACAGGATGGTTGAATTGGTTCCTGAGTGGGAAACTAAAACCATTGTTCTCACTCCGCAAAAGCCTAGTAGAACAGGCGAGGTTACAAGGATTAAAAGGGAAGTGAAAGAAATCCGTGGGCAAAAAGATGACCTGCTTGATATGATAGATAGGTTCTCAGGCAAGGTTAAACCTGATAAACTTCTGTCATTATTCCAAGAAGCAAGCGTCATCCCGGCGAATGAGTGGGGTTCTGAGAAGGGTAAATTCGAGGCAAAGTTGATAAACGCAAGTAAATAACTTGTTACAAAGTAACAACATGATTAAAAGGATAATCACCTAGTTAACGATAATAAACTCGTTAACAAATTGTTAAAGAGATATAAAGATTTAGACTGTCAATAAATATCATAATATTATGTTAAATAAATTGTGTAATTCTAACATGATTTCTAACATGATTTCTATGCTGAGCTTAATGGTGATGCTTAACATAGCACGGCGTATTTGACACATTTTCAAAAATGACGTTGTTCTATCCCCTTTCGCTAATAACTTTAAAAAGGCTCTTTCTTTAAGGGCTTGTTCTTTAAAAAAAAAAAAAAAAAAAGAGGGGGGGGCAAGGCGGGGTACGATTTGTTTTTTATAGTTGGGAGGTAACGAAAAGGTTAGAAATAACAACAAAAGTATG